CTAATTTAACAACTCATCAGGCACGTCCCCGTTATACACGTACCACGCGCTCGCAGTACTTACTGTAGATAAAGCTACGACTCCAAGTAGAGCCGCTGCGTTCATCAATAATAATCGTTTTGCATTTACCATAATTTTTTTCATTTGTTGTCACCTCCCTTCATGTGAATCAGCGAGATGCCCTGTGCAAAGAATGTCGCGCTGAGAACTGATGAAACCAATAAAAAATTAGTTGATACGATTATCAGAGAGACAACTTTTAAGAATGGATAGAATTTTCTGGGTATCCGCGATTGTCTCTCAATTTTCGATGGAGCAAATAATGCCACGAGTATAAAACTTACGATCCCTAATGTCACGATAGTCCAGTATCCGAAATTGGCAAGGGATATTGCAGTTATTAATATTGTCGAAAACACGATGCATTTCAATCCTGATTGCATGTGATACCCACCAGAAACCTGTCGTAGTAAAGGGAACGCCACAAGTGCTATTGCTACTTCAACTGTCTTCCCTGTAAAAATTGAGAACAGTAACGATAGAGAGATTATCATTGACGCGTTTATAATGATTGATAAAGCATACTTCATAACGGCAATAGATACTGTACTGTCAGGAGCGCCCTTCTTTATTCCTTGAGCGATCCTCAAGGAGAGAAAATCTATCATCTTTCCTTCTCCTTCTTTATTGCATAGTAAGTAAAGAAGATAAATGCAATCGACACTGATATAACATCAGTCAACGTGTTGCCTTTATATAGAAGCCATACTGTTAGTAAAAGCGCACTACCAATAAGTGTGTACACATAAATTGCTTCGCGTTTTAACCTCAACTTTTCAAAATCAAATGTAAATCCTCCGCCAAACATATAAAATAGATAAGCTCCACCAATACCAATCACACTACTCATAGCCTGCAGTAAGTACCCTTTTTCGGGATGTAATGCTAATTCATTTACAGATAAATATCCAAATGATAATTGGACTAATGCGACTTGCAGGAGCACGTAAGCAAAATACCCCATGACAGAAATAACAGCCGACCAGATCAGCGGTATACGCATCACGATTGTAAATAATAAGATGTACAATAAAATATTAATCAATGGCACAATTTCGGTTAATTGTAGATCCTCTCTGAAAATGAAGCTTTGCAAATCCATTAGCAGTATGATGAATAATGCAGGAAAAATAATTTCCGTTGGTTTGAATCTAAATAAAGCGCAAATGATACAATAAATAGCTACAAACTCTAAGGTTGAGAAAAAAACAAAACTTACAGGTTCCCACGACACGACACAACACCGCCTGACATAATTTTCATTCAATAGGTTAATTATATATCTGGTCCTGGTATAGCGTATACAACTTATTTACTACGATATAGGCCTATCAGGCGGCGTTCTTTCAATGTTTCTTAGTGACCTTCCCGGTAAGTTGTAATTCCTCAATCTGAGCACATATTTCGTGATGTAATCCCACGTCATTAGTCTCAGAAGCAATTACAGAAAAATGCTTAAGTCTTGCCCAATCCCAGCAGTACAGAGCATTTGCTTGATGGCAAATATCCATCTCCAATTTTTCCGAATTCTTCAGTGGCCGATTTTTTTGAATAGTCCATAACTCTGCCATTCGTTCATGAGCATATAACATTATCTATCACTCCTATGCATTGAGGACGCGCGCAGCCCTCGTATGACGGATTCCGCGACCATATTGCTCAAGGTTTCGACCAGTCCCGCAACCGGTCCGAGGCGCTCTCAGCGCTCATCAGGCGGATTCATCGATACTCTCTATTGCCTCACCTATGGTGTCATAGTAATACGTCAAGCATTCCGGGTTTGCGGCATACGGCAAGGGTGGCTCAATTCGGTATCCAAATGGATCTCCCGAGCCAACTCTTTTAAGTACCTGGATTTTACGTCCCTTATGCTCCAGCACTGTTGCCCAATCCCTGCTGTCCACACTCTGCTTATATACAAGGTCCAGAGCAGATAAGACATTTTCAATTCGCCGAAGTTTTGCAAATGGCGACTGATCACCGGTGATGGTTGCTCTAATTATCCCGACCGCAGTTGGGTAACGGTATCCATCCCCTTCTTCAATTATCATTTCCGCATATCGCTGGACCTCTTCTTGACGGCTCATAAGCTTCACTTCCTCCTTTAGAGGGGCCGTAGCCCATGTTATTTGCTTATTTCCTCATCAGCGCATCTTGCTGCAAGTTGGTTGGTGGTGAGTGTTTCCTTAGCATTATCGTAGTTGTACCAAACGTAGGCATCCACCTTTACGAAAGTCACACCATTTGGTGTTTCATACTGGTGTACATCATCTTCCATCAATAAACTCCGATATTGGCCGCGAATCTTCATTCTTTTGTCCATCCCTTATCCCTCCCGCGTATGCCCGCCGGCTTAGATTTTATGTGGATCTATTGAGATCACTGCAGAGTAACCGGGTTCGTTTTCGTAGTCACGTTCTGCGTTAAATAATGCTTCCAGCTGCGTTTTACCACGGCGAGTTATTTCCAGATACGGTGCATTCATGAAATGAACTTCAAATTCGTATTCGTTCTCTTCATCCAATCTCTTCACGCTCCTTTAAGGTTGCCTTGTTGATAAATCTAATTTAACATGCTTTTAAATGCTTGTAAATAGGTGATTTATAATATTGCTAAATATTTTTAAATGCTGTAAAATTCATTAGGACAAGGAGTGTGATTTCATGGCTGGAAGACCACCGAAAGCCGAAGGTGAAAAGAAAATTCGTGAGGCCATCTACTTTGAACCTGAATTGTTGGAATGGTTACGCGAAGAAGCCGACCGCGAGAAATGCACGGTCAGCGTAATTGTTAATAGAATAACTGCAGAAAAACGTGGAACCCCGCCAGTATAATCACTGACGGGGCTTTGTTATTTAAAATGATCTTTTAATGTCATTCCCAGCTCGGCAGTATACTGGGTCAACCGCAGGCTTATCTCTGTACGCATAACGTCACGGGTAAGACCGAACCTCTCCTGTCGTCCCCGGCAAAAGATTTTATGATAAACCAAGAATTCTTCCTGTTCATCCGGCACGACTTTTATGTTCCGCTGCTTCAGTTCCTTTTTCAGCTGATACGTATCCTGTGTGATCCGGCGCTGTATGCTCTGTCCAGCCATTAAATAGGCCCTCTTCAGTATGCTGCCAGAGAGCTCAATCTCCCGGAGGCTTTTATCGACCATAGTCTCGATATATGGCAGTAATATGAGGTCACGCACCATTGTCCGCTCCTCTACGGTAAGCATCTTGTTACCGGCCCCCTCCGCTTTAATCTCCTGCTCGTATTGATCCACATGTTCAGTCGAAACCATCTTAGTTTTCCATCGCTCATTCCCGTCCAATTTACTCATTATGTAAAGCCCCCTCAATGATACAACCAGTAATCTATGTTAGTACTGCGCCCTGGGCTCTGCGTGCCTCCTTGCGGCGTTGTGTCGTATGGTACATGCCGTTCCCACCCCTCAATAATTTCGGCTGTCTCGATTGGTTTGGTTGGGTCCCATGATATATAGTTCTCTGCAGCCAGCACTTTAAAACCCTTGATTATATCTGCAGGTCTGCGCCCGCTTAGGTTTCCAAGCTCCCGGATTGTAGGCATGCGCCGGAAATGATATCGATATTGGGCGATGATCCGCAGCAGCTTGCGCGGGGTATCATCAAGCATGTCGCCGCTCCTGCACAGGCTGCCACGATAAGATACTGGCCGCAAGGAATACGCGCGGCGCACTGGTAGTGAGACACGTAGCCCGGATACGGCCGTTGCGGATGCCGTTCACTTCAATCTTCCGCTGCGTAATCTTGCCCGCTTTGTCCAGGTATATAATTTCAATGGTTTGGCCGATGCTCATCTTCATGGATGATCGCCTCCGTAAAATAAGAACATTTGTTTGTATTATAACCGTACCTGCAATTTTTAAGCAATGGAAATAACTGAAACAACGTATAAAGGAAGTGCTTAAGGAAAGAGTAATATAAATAAATAAATAAATAGCAGATAGGTGTGATTTAAATGCATTTAATTGGTGAAAAATCTATTCAAGGGGACAGTAACATTTCAATTGATCTGCCTCAAAACGAAACAATCGACCGTAAACTTAGAATCTCAGCATTTGGAGAGTTAAAGTCAGGTGAAATAACTCGCTACCTAATCTTAAGGATCAACAAAATTGATAAAGGTTATTATAGTTATGTAGATGTTGGCGGTGACGAACGAGAGGGCGAATGGGGGCATAAACAAGATGAAGTTAAAGATAGAGGTATATATGTTGGACGAAACGGCGGATATTTAGGTCGTTTTGACGCATCATTTACACTCGATTACACCCTCGCGGTTAATTCAAAATCAAAAAGAATTGTGGGCAATGGTACATCCACTTTTGGAGACATTGGCAATAGAACTTATGGTTGTCAAAGTCATGGATTTCTAGAATCCCGTGAACCTATACCTCTTAAAAACATTGAATTAATTTTCTCTGGTGGGATTGCTACATGGACATGTAGGATCTATGCATATTAAAGCCCATGTGTAAGAATTTGCAAAATAACATTATATAAATAGCAGAGGTAAATATTCATCCCGTCAACTAATCATGGTTGACGTTTTTTTTTGCCCAAGACTTACCTGCCCCCTCACCTTCCACTGGGATTTATAATTAGGTAGAGGTGAAACTATGTTTATAAGTCCTATGCTACTGCAAACGGCTCCCGGGCCATTTTCGCACAGCGATTATATATATGAACCAAAGATAGACGGCCACCGGCTGATATACTCCCAGCAAGCCGGAAAGGTCCGGTTGTACACCCGCCACGATAACGACTGCACCCGGCAGTACCCTGAACTGCAGCTGCCGTTTGAAGATGATGTAATCCTGGACGGCGAGGTCGCCTGCGTAGATCCGACAACCGGGGTATCAGATTTCGAGGCTGTCATGAGCCGTTTCCAGTCCCGGCGGGCGGACAAGATTCTCAAGCTCACTGCTACTCTTCCAGCCTATTACGCCATCTTTGATATCCTGCAGTACAAAGGCCAAGACCTGCGTGGGCTGCCGCTCCTGCGCCGCAAAGAGATTCTGGCAGGATTATCCCTCCCCTCTGTAAGCTTTGGCGTAGTGCCGCACATAGACGGTGCAGGGGAGGCTCTGTTTGAGCAAATAGAAGCCCGAGGCATGGAAGGTGTAGTCGCCAAGCGCAAGAATAGCATCTATGAGACTGGACGCCGCTCCCATGCTTGGCAGAAGGTAATTAACTGGACGTATGCAGAGGTGTATATCACAGGTTATCGTAAGCAGGAATTTGGCTGGCTTGCTGCAGTACCTTCCGGTACGTCCGGTAAACTGCGTCCGGCTGGGATAATTGAGTTTGGGGCATCCCCGCTCCACAAGCAAGCATTCAGGGGAGTGGCCGGCCAACTCGTTACCGGAGAGGATAAGGAGTTTGTACACCTGGATCCTCGCCTGCGAGCCCGGGTAAGAATGAGAAACTGGACCAAATCTGGGATGCTCCGGACGCCGGTGTTTGAACAGTTCATAATTTGAGTATTATAGATTTGGAGGTGGATAACATGTGTGGACGCTTTACAATTACAGTCACGCTTGAGGAGTTAATTACTCATTACCTAATCGATGACACCAAAATAGCTACTTTAAAGCCAAACTATAATGTCGCACCAATGCATAATATCCCGGCAGTGATCGCCAGTGACGAAGGAAAACGCCTTGGGGAACTGCGCTGGGGGCTGGTGCCGTTCTGGGCCAAAGACGATAAGATCGGCAGTAAGATGATCAATGCCCGCGCGGAGACAGTCGCTGAGAAGCCCGCCTTTAAACGGCTGCTTAAATCCAAGCGTTGCATTATACCAGCTGACGGTTTTTATGAATGGAAAAAGGACGGGACCAGCAAGCAGCCATATCGAATCCTCATGAGTGATGGCAGCCTCTTCTCCTTCGCCGGATTGTATGACACTTGGGAAGATACGGAAGGAAAGAAATTGAGCACCTGCACCATCATCACCACTACCCCAAACAGTCTCATGGAGGACATACATGACCGCATGCCGGTGATCTTGCGTCCTGAAGATGAAGCTGATTGGCTGGGGAAAGACAATGACGATGTCGAATCCTTATTAAAGCTTCTGAAGCCATATGATGCTTCAATGATGAGGGCTTATAAGGTCCCTTCAACTGTAGGCAACGTACGGAATAACACTAAGGAATTACTAGAAGATATCGGATAAGAAACAACCCCGGCAACAAATCTGGCGGGGTTGTTTCTTTTTCTAATGGGATCAAAAAATAAATACTACTGTTCGCTCACTTTATTGCAGATATAGACATATATGTTTAGACAATCCTTGTTAAGTTTTGTAAACTCAATAGCGACAATACATAATAAGGAGTGTAATTAATGAAAAAAATTAAATTATTGCTAGTATTTTTTCTTATTTTCACAGCAGTAAGTGTAATCTCTGTTACCAATGCTTCTTCTAGTACTAATGGCTTCTTAAATGAAAAAACGATGAATCAAGGAATTGATGGTTCTTCTGTATCAAATACAACATCACTTGCCACTGATAACGATGAATCAACTTTTGTTACACTTGATACATCATCACCTTATGCTCCAAATAAAGATTCATTGTGGTATCAGTTTTCTTCACCAATTACCGTTAATTCATATAGATTATTAGCCGATTATGCAAATATTAAAATTGATTATTATGACTCTACCGATACATACATAGGTAGTACCGAAGCCTCCCTAAATACAGGGACGAAACAAAATGTATATGTGAAAAACGTCTCTAAAGTGGTTGTATCTAACACAACTTCTTGGCAGACTGTTAAAATATATGAATTCAACTTATTCCCTGATACGGATACTGGGGAAACATTACTAACTCCTATTAATATTCCCATATATAATTCTGACGGATCGATTAGTGCTAAATCTTGGCAGTCAAGAATTGCGGATGGATCTGATGGTACAGGCAACACCCTTTCTAATAATGCGTATTTCATACTTCATTTAGATAATGAAACAACTATTACCAGAATCTATACTAAAGGACAACTTTACGTTGAGAGAATAAGATATGATTTTTATTCAGATATCGATCAGAAAAACTTAATCCAATCATATACTCCTACAGGAACAGGAACAGCGGAGAACAAAACTGGTTTATCAATACCTGGGGTTAGATCAATGAAGGTTACCGGCTTAGGAGATGGACATAACTATATGACTATAAATGTTTATGGAGAGCCTACCATTCCTTCGGCAACTCCTACTTCAACGCCTATAGTGACTCCATCGCCGTCTCCATCGCCGTCTCCAACTCCATCTCCATCTCCTGAACAGCCGTCAAGAGGTCGTGCTATTCTGGTTCTAACCATGAACACCGGTCTAGAAAAAGAATTCGACCTAACATCAGAAGAGATAACTGCTTTCTTGAACTGGTACGATTCAGCGAACGGATCTGTCCGATATGGCATCGATAAGCATGATAACAACAAAGGCCCATTCAGCAAACGAACAGAATACGTGATACACGATAAGATTCTAACCTTTGAAGTAAATGAATACACAACAGAGTAAACCAAAACAAAACCCGTCAGGCAAAAGCCCGGCGGGTTATTTTATGTATGCGCGAAATTCAAATCGTTCCCGGACAAACCGAGCGCCGGCTATCTTAATCGATTCCGGTGTGTATCCCTCCACTATTCCCCCATAATCCATAAGGTGACCAATCGGGTCCGGGTCTTCTCGGTACCAGACAGATACTTTAGATTGCGCCAGTGCGGCCACGAAGAAATCCTTATCGCTTTCCAGGACTATATATGTAGTGCTCAAATTATCCCTCCAATTTTCAGAATTTGAGAATCATCTTAATAAAGTATTCTTCTAATTCATCATTTTTCAAGGTTAGAACATCTTGAAATGTTTTATCTTGAATAATTAGCCACGCAAGATTTCTAAGCAATTCATCCAGTCTCATGCATATTTCTTTCTGCTTTTGATAGTTTTTTAACCTACTACTTACTAGATCACCGTGTACAGCACTTGATCTAATACTGTATGCATCTTTAACGACATTATAGATTCTCATTCGGTCTTCACCGTCTGTACCTAAGAGTACAGCAATTCTTTCAGAAATCTTATGTGTCATCTCATTTCTACTAGTCGAGAAAATGCTCTCTATCATTGTACAGTAAAGCGCAATTCTACTTGGCAAATGTACTTCAGATCTTGCTGACTGTAAAAAATAAAAAAAACGTTCGACTCGATATGAATTTGAGCTAACCTTTATTTGTGTTTCTGCAGCTGTCATTGTTCTATTGGCTTCGACATCGTACAACTCATTTGAAGCACTAAGGGCCTTATTAATTTCTTGTCGAGTGAAATGTGTATTTTCTCTATTTCCATCTGTTTTAGAGAAATAAGTCACTCTTGAATTACTAGTAATCTCTACCCCTGCGTCATACAAGCATAAATATCCGAGTTCTGTATTTACACAATTATCCTTAACAAGCCAAAGTGAATTAGTAAAATGCTGAATCAATTTCATGTAATGGTCTAAAAAAAGAAGCTTATCCATTTTCGTTTCATATTTATTAAAGTTATGCTTAACCTTCTCGCTGTCCCCTGTGGCATAGGCGAAAGTGCCTTCATATAGAGAATTATATTCCAACAACCCGATGATATCTTGTGTTACATCTTTATAACGAATTATTTTATCTAAAATGTCTTTGTTATTAGAAAATTTGAGCTCATCGAAAATATCTAATTTAGTGATTGGTGTACTTACTGTAAGGTTTATTATTCGTGCAACAAATAAAAACTCCATTGTATAACCTCCGGATCTTTAAACAATATATGTATTATGCTTTCACTTCACTTTACTTGATTTGGAACATTATGTATATGCGGGTAAGGAAAATTTTCCTGAACACAAATAAATACCCCGCCATTACTGGCAGGGTTAAAAATAAGAAGAAGTTATTCTGCAGAATATTCATCTACACTGAATGTAAGAATCTTATCGAAGATCATATAATCCTTTCGATTGGTGAATGGCCCTTTATTGTTATCATGCTTATCAATGGCGTATGAGGCTGTGCCTGAACCGGACTGCTTATTTTCGTACCAAGCAATGAAAGCATTCACTTCAGCCATAGTCAAGTCAAATTCTTTTTCAAGTCCGGTGTTCATCGTTACCACCAGTATTGCACGGTCGCCTGTCGGCTGTTCTGGAGTCGGTGACGGTGTTACCGTTGGTGTTGGCTCAATGGTCGGTTCTGGTGTAAAAGTAGGCTCTACAGTTGGTGTTGGCTCAGTGGTTGGTTCAAGAGTCACTGTTGGAGTCGTTTCAGGAATTATCCCAAGAGTAATATCGTTAATTGCGATCCATGTGCTTGAAGAAGAAGCTACAATTCTTATTGCAGAATAGCTTCCTGCTGTTACATTGAAAGGATCAAGTATTGTATACTCTTGGTCTTGATAATTCTTTACGTCTTTACTTATCTCGTCGCTGATTTTAATGGGATTACTCCAATTTTTAGATTTAAAACCATATATCGTGTATTTCACATTTGCAGTGGGAGAAGATTGCGCCGCTAATTGAATAAAATTAAGACTGATATCTTTGGGAAAAGTAATATCAATAGTGTCATTGGTTGATGTACTGTTCCAAAAGGTATGTAAATCTCCGTCGATAGCTAAACTACCTATTCTTCCTAAGTTGGCAGATTTAAACGTTGCTGCAATACTTCCTGAAGGAACCTTGACTCCATGCATACCCTCAATTGAATTAGAGTCCCCCGCTTCAGCAGACAATTTGTTGCCTGAAATCGATATTAGAACGGAAATAACGACCAGTGAAAGCACCAAAATCATAGAAAACTTTCTAACTCTAATTTTACCAAATTTCAAAAAATCCATCTCCTTTAATATGTATACATAAAGCCTACACTAAATAAAGGCGAACAAACAGTCTGTTTCTCTACATTAATTTACAATACACTTAAGGGTTATTGAGGAAAAATGTGGATTTAAGCCACTATACAGAAAAAGCCCGCCAACCAATTAAGGTTAACGGGTTATTTTATGTATGCTCTAAATTCAAATCTCTCCTATGTACTATTCATCGCAGCCCCCTATGTATAGTAACGAATTTTCAATGTTGCTCCTTTACCTTTAGGTGGTGCCTCCATAACAGTATCAATTGGCTTTTTGTAATCATACATTGCTTTACAGCATGAAGGCATACTGTGGTTTAGTCCAGGATAACCTCCAAGTTCTCTATAATCTTCAACCGAATGATTATTAGACATTGAAGCTCATCCCCTTATATTGAAATACCCCGCCAGTAATGGCAATGGTAGGTTGACTTAAGAATCCAAAAAAATGAATATAGGATTTATTCTAAAATAGGAATATTGAGATATTTAGTATATTCTACATAGATTTTTCTCCAAATTTTTAAAACTTCTATATTCCCCATTAGATACTGTTTAGTTGATTCATAAATAATATCAGGGCGCTTTGCATCTAAGCTGTCTGGATCAATTTGTAGTATTGGCAGTGATTCTACTACCGCTATAATATCTTCTCGAGTCATATCATCAATAATGGGAATATTCATCAAGATATCAATACTTTCCAGATCATATAAAGCATGTAAAATTCCGTCGTATAGACTCTTTAAATCTGTCTGATTGATGAAATTTAAAAGAAATAGTTGTGTTCTTGTGAAATCAAGGAAAGGCGACTTCAATAAAAAATGTCCTATATCTATAAGTAACTGTCTAAAATTGATTGATGTATTCAAGTATCTGACTTCAGCTATCATTAAGGTAATTATTATTTCGAAAGAAGCATTCACTATATCCGCTTTGTAGTTATCAGTATATTTTGTTTGAATGCTATTAAATTTTGAGTGGGTTAAAAAGTCTTGAATCGGTTTGTCTAATAATTGAAAATAAGCTGAATCTTTTATATTTAATATTTCATCTAATGTTCTCGCCAGTTGCCACGAAGCTCTTAAATCAGATGTATCAGGACTAAATATACTTGTACCAAAGTCAAGAATCTTAATTTTGTTATTTACTGCAATCATAATATTTTCACTATGTAAATCACCATGATATATTGAACCCGGCAAACTATGTACATAATCCATAGTATTTATTAGATCCCGAGCTACTTTTATTCTCTCTTCGAAACCACTATTCTCTTTCAACCAGTCTCTTAGAGTAATGCCGTTAACAAACTCCATCTCAGCGTAACAAATCTTATTTATTTTGTCCGCAGTTTTAATTCTAACTACATTCGAATGATCTAAAATCGATAACTTTACAATTTCTGCAGCAAACCTTTCCACATCTGGGTATTTATGCGGTCTCCGTGGGAGCCATATTTTAATTGCGGACTGTTGATTTGATAGTGTATTGAGACATTTAAATACAGAGCCGTTTTTTCCTGAACCTACGTAGTCTAAAAATTTTATATTATTTAGTCTAAATTTCTTTCCAGAAACAAGTATTTCATCTTCGTTTAATATTTTTGGATTCATTTCTTACCCCCATCTTATGAAATGATATATTTTGTTCGTTTAAATTTTCAATGAAAGTAATTATAATCCACATGGAACATTATGTAAATGCGAGTAAGGAAACTTTTCCTTCTATTATCAGACTGATTGAATAATCAGAAAGGACCTGAGGTGTGGTCAGGGATAAAAAGCTTAAGCAGAGTTTGAAGGTTGCTGCAGTAAGACGGGAATTGATTGTTGTATGGTTACTTGGACAAGATAAAGGGGATTGCGGAGGTATCAGCAGATCCTGAGCGAGTAAAGATCAATACGATCGAGGGTCCGGTCTGGGTCCTTTATGTCAATGTGGAGGATATATCACGAGTAATTAGGCTGCGGGTTCAAGGCGAAACGAATGAATGAACCGTCCCCACCCGAGGAAACTTTTCCTGAACGCAAAAAAATACCCCACCATGCAGGCAGGGCAATCTAAGCAAACATACTATTCCGCAGAATATTCATCTACGCTGAAAGTTAAGATTTTATCGAAGATCATATAATCCTTCCGATTGGTGAACGGCCCTTTATTGTTATCATGCTTATCAATGGCGTATGAGGCTGTGCCTGAACCGGACTGCTTATTTTCGTACCAAGCAATGAAAGCATTTACTTCAGACATAGTCAGGTCAAATTCTTTTTCAAGACCAGTGGTCATAGTTACCACCAGGATAGCCCGGTCGCCTGTTGGTTGTTCTGGAGTTGGTGTAGTTGCATTTGGAGTTGCGGAAGCTTCATTTGAGTAATCAGATGCCACACCATTAACCGTTGCTCTAACGACAAAGAAATATGTTGTGCCATTCGTTAGACCAGGAATAACATAGTTACTGTACTCATCTTTCGTAGCTGTTACTGTTTCAGTATAAACACTGGATTCGGTCCCATATTTTATAGTGTAGCTTTCTGCATTCTCGATAGCATTCCATGTTAAAGTCGCTGTAGTATTTCCTCCACTAGCCGCAAGAGTTATATTCTGATTATTCCAGATTGTTATCTCATGAATACCAACCCATGACTTATCCATAACTGCTCTGACTGCAATTCCATCATAACTTCCATGTGTAATTTTTATTGGAGGTGCTATCACACCATTATCGTTATATGTTGTGTAAGATCCAATTGGCTCTGACACAATTGCACCGTTGACTATTCCATAGATAGTATAGGTTGAATTGGAAGGGTTAAGGGGAGCACTCATTACCTGAACATAGTCAAGAAGTAGTGCTTTTGGAAACCGAAGCTCAACATGTGCATCGTAACCACTCCCAGTCCAATATGTACTGTCATCGTTATCGATAGTAAGAGTTGCCTCTCTTCCTTGGTAAACACTAGTCGCTGTTGCAATTGTTCCTTCAGGCATTTGAAAACCAGTCATTCCTTTAACGGTAGTAGGATCTCCAAATCCGGTTGGCGAGGCAAAACTCTGTGTTGACTGAATGCCAAATATGGATATTGTTAAACATAAAACTATTGTTACTCTCAACGCCAATGCTCTCCATCTCTTCAAATCATCCATCTCCTTTAATATGTATGCATCAAGCCTACACTAAATAAAGGCGAACAAACAGTCTGTTTATCGACAGGAATTTACAATACACTTAAGGGTTATTGAGGAAAAATGTGGAATGATATAGAGATCATGATCTCTGGTAAGGATAATTTTCCTGATGCTATATTCTGAGGCGTATAATAATCAAAAAAGACCCGAGGTGTGGTCATGGATAAAAAGCTTAAGCAAAGTTTGAAGGTGGCAGCTGTAAGACGAGAAATGATTGTTGTATGGCTATTTAATGGGGATAAGATTAAGGGCATTGCGGAGGTATCAGCAGATCCAGAGCGAGTAAAGATCAATACCATTGAAGGGCCGGTCTGGGTCCCATTTGTTGATGTGGAGAGTATTTCACGAGTAATTAGGCTGCGGGTTGAAGGTGAGCCAAATAAATAGAGGCACTTCTCCACCATTGAAAAAAGCTTTGTCCGAAGTATCTCGTGACAAAGCTTTTTTCATGCATTCTACATATATTTATTCTTTAGGGCTCTTGACCAACTCCGCATTTAGCGGGAAGCCAGCCAGAGCCCCTGCATATTTGATTTTAGGCTTCCTTTTTGCTTGCTACATACCCATCAGTTGATGATCCTCATTACAACGAGAAATGTTAGGACTGTAAAAATTATAAGCCATGTGAAAAGCATTGGTTTCCAGTCAACATTTTTCATGCGATCATCCCCTAATTTTTGAGGGGCTTTGGTAACCATAATTTTACATGAGATATACTTTAAAATCAACTGTTAATTCACTTTTGCCTATGTTGTACATTCAAATCGTTTACGGACAAATCGGGCACCGACTATCTTAATCGATTTCGGCTTGCCCTCCACCATTATTCCCCCATAATCTATAAGTTGTCCTATAGAGTCAGGATCTTATCGGTACCATACTGATACCTTAGAATGGGCCAGGGCAGCAACGAAGAAATCATTGTCTGTGAGGAGGACTTTGTATGAATTTCTCTTCAATTGTCTTCTCCTTCATTTGATACAATACATCTTCTAGAACAACAATCAAATTATCTCTAATCGGTTTCTTTGTATAGATTACCACTTCTTTAATTTCATTTTTTATATTATTCAGAACCGTAATTGCTCCAACAAATCCTACTGATAGAAAAAATATTCCAAGGAATAATGAACCATTTAAAGCGAGGCCTTGTTTATCCACATCTTTCACTAAATCTGGAATATTCTCTTTCGTATTATAGAAGCCATATACATGATTTAGAAACTGTGAAACATTGGGTATTGTGATTGCTAGAAGAAGACCGGGAGCAATTAAAGGAGGTAACTTCCCTGCCTCATTATCTTTTCTATAATCTTCAATCAATTTTTCTATTTTCCATTTTGAGTACAAATCATTCTCAATTAAATATTCTGAAATCATATGCACTTTAATTTCCTTCAAAATTATATGTCGATTTTTAGGTGAGTCCATTAACCCAAATTGCTTTTTAATTATTCTAGCAGCTTTTTTTTCATGAACCCTAAATAGAATATATGTAGGCAACACCATAACTAAGAATATAATAATTGGTCCTATGATCCACTTAATATTAATTAATGCAATGGGTAAGAAAAATATTATTAATACTAAAGATGCTATACAAAGATAAAAAAGCCATATTAGGAATCCATGTAGATACTTCATGTATGGATAAACTAATACTTTTGCTGTGCATCGCTCATTATAGAAATTGAACAGTTTATCTTTCATAACTTCCTCCAAATTAAGATTCGGTACATACAATTCTAAATATAATTCACTTTCCACATTATGTATGTGACGATAAGGAAAATTTTCCTTAACCTAAAGAATACCCCGCCAATATTGACGGGGTGCGATAGCATTTGTGATAATATTTTTCAAGTCAATAAATCGTTACTTAGATTATTTTTCTTTCTCTTTATCTATTATGGCAGGGTGTTTCTGGTTTAAAAAAATCTCAAAGTTTGTTTGTAATTGAAGAGCTTTCATTTTTGAATCAATTAACTCTAATAAGCTTTGTCCTTGCTCAATCTTCTTAAAATCATCTTTATTTATGTCAATTATGTAAGTGCGATCTTTTAGTTCTTCTTTGAGCAAGAAAAGTTTCCTTGTTAAACCAACAGCATCATTCCAATCTTTCCCTGTCAGACCGTGATAGGAAAACAGAATACCTATCTTTGATGAATTCGAAGCAAGTAAAGTGAAAAATTTACCAACCCAAGTTACATCTATTTTTTTATTGTAATTTTTGCACTCAGATAGGTAAAGCTCCCCAGGTAGTGTCATGAATTCTTTGAATTTTTTCCCAAGACGGTTTAGTACAAGGAGTTCATCAATTTCATTAGTAGTGTTACGAATATTTTCATACACTTCAAAAACACTTGATTTAATTAATAAAAATTTAACTAGGTTTTCAAGCGCCTTGCCTTTCTCTAGTGTATTAGCTGCCTTTCTCGATCCTTCGTGTAACTCAGTCAATATTTGGAGTAGTTGCCTATATTCATGTTGATCTTTTTCATCCAATAACGTAATTTCCCTGAACCTTTTTTCTTCAGAATAATACTCACTCAGCAATAATTGCTTCATCGTTAGTCCATCGCTAATCATTTGCTATCACCCTGTAAATAACAATGCTATCTTCAATAGGATCTAACTCTTTGAAACATTCTTCGCATTCTACAAATTCAGGAATTTGATTAATTGTTTCAAAACCAATCCCAGTGAACCTTCTACAAGATCTGCAATACAATTCATAATGATTCTTTATAATTCCGAGATCCTTTATTAATTCAAGTACACCATAAACTTCATTCATTGATATGTTTAAGTGTCGGATTAGAGCGCCTGGATAAATAAAATCCCCCTTTTTATACGACTTGATTATCGAGAGGAGAGTGTCCACCTTCTGTGGCGTTAGTCTGTTCGAGTTGATCAAGTTCTGCTTTATTTTCAATAACGTATTGGGTGACATATTCCATCTTCTCCATATCAGATTGACGACCATAATATTGTAATATGGTGAAATCATTATCATGATGACCAAATTTAAACTTAACTTTTGTTTTGTCTTTTTTCCACACAAGAGTAACCCAAGGCAAATCAGAAAGCGTTTCAGCTTCAGTGATAAACTTATCGAGCAGTTTTTTCACTTCTGGGTTACTGTCGAAAACAACTTGATTGGCCTTAATCAACTCTTGGAGTTCGCCAAGTAACGGAAGGACATAATTATCATTTATCCCATTTTCAAGTATTGCTTTCCCGCCATTTTGAAATGCCATCGACTGTGCTTCTACGGCGACCTCAGTTTGTTTGTTTCTTTTTATGTATTCAATTATCGGAAGAAAGTTAACCGTATCAAATTTGCAATTAAGATAACTTTCAAACCAAGTCAAAACAGAATAAATCTGCGACTCGTAAAAAATATCAGAAGCCTGATACATTGTACGAACACTATCCAACCGCACTTCAAGTGTCCCCATTGTCTTAGAGTAAATTGCAACTATAGGGTACTTTATTTCTTTTTTATCGCCATCTCCAGGAGTAAATCCCGACAGCAATTTACTGAATTTAAACAATATAGTATTATCTAACGAATACATCGTCGGGTTTTTAACCCCTTGGATTATCACTGTCGATTCATCATGTGTATATGTATCTGCAAAAAAATCATTTATTTCGTCACGCAACACTAATCCTTTAATTAAATGTTCATCTAATTTATTTACAAAGAAAATAGATGAATACTTATATGACTTAAAAAATTCATTTTTTTCAAATACTTTTACAGTTTCTTCTTCGTTATTAATTGCTTGTAATATTTGATCATTAGTATTTTCAACTTCTGAAAGATCCAATATGTTGTCCTTAACCCCACTCTTTCTTTTTTTCAAGAGCAGTAGATCTTGCTTTTCCATACTCTTAAGGAGACCTTCTTGTAGATATTTTGGGTATCCTTCCATAATAGTTGATGTCAACAACTTTTTATAAAACTCATCAACTTTCCCCTCAACAGCCAATTCGCCTTTGTCCGTCATATAAACCACCTGTATTATTATTTTGGGTAATTCCTCCCAAAATAATAACACAGAATTGAAAAATAGAAATCCTTTTTTGGATATATTTTGAACGTGATAACTATCTGAGTGGCGTTTACTGTTTATTCGGGTTATTCTAATCCGTATAAGATTTCACCAGCATATACAAAAAGCCCACCATCGGGTTCAGTGGGCTTTTTTCGTTATCTTGTTGCGATATAAATCAGAGCATAAATGGCAGATACCAGAAAAAGAAAAATTACGTATTCTTCAATTCGATATCCCTTGCCATTTATAACAACACCTGCTGCCATTATAACCCTCTCCTTCCATTAGAAATCAATGAATAGGAATCGGTATCTGTTTCGGCTTCTGTTAAAGGTAAGTTCACAGTACTGGTTTAGATCATGAGGTAATAATAACATAGGAACATATGTTTGTAAATAGCGATTACTGCTTTATCGGCACCACGGTACCTAGTCAATATGAATTGTGGAAATGGTTTGCTTAATGGGTATCCATCAACCAGTGACCTCGTCTGTAGGACCGAATTTAATCTTTATCTGTATACCCCTTGCCTGCCTCCGGGTTGCTCACAATCCCCAAGACCACCAGCACGCCCAAGACCGCATTGACCGCCACGGTAACTTGATCGTATTTGTCTGGAGTAAACTCTACGCCGAAGATTGCCCCCACTGTCTGCACACCAAGCAGCACGGCTGCCGTTAAGGATACCCACATGCCATAGTTACGCCATTTGCTTTTCATGATTACTTCACCTCGGATTTAAAGTTTTTGAAAAATGAAATAAGTGCCTTATTCGCCAGCCCTACATTCACCAGCATTGTGATTACATTCAGTTCAATCTTCGACTTGTCTGCTGAAGAGGTGATAATTCCGGCATCCTTGGCGACCTGTATGGCCTTTTCGTAGTCTTTGGCATACGTTTCCTTGCCGGAGACATTCAGACGCTTCTCCAGTGCGGATATGCGTCCTTCCTGTGCCTCTATGACTTGCTCCAACTCCGCAATTTTACTCATATCCTCTTTTACCTCCCCTTGCAATTTATCTATGACGGCATAAGCCGCCGCTACCTGTGCTTCCGTTGGTTTCTTGCCAGCTCGTAATTGAGTCGTGCTCAAACCGAAGGTCTTCTGCAGGTGTGGGAGATCCTTAAAACTGGTCCAATCCCCGCCCCACTCAAAGCCCAGCTTGTTAGCCTCGTCTACTACTTCCATCCAGTCGGAAATACCGTCTTTATCAACATCAAGTTCGGTATCCCAGGAAACAATGCGGCCATCATTAAGCAGCAGCGCGAAATCAATAGCAACCCCGTAGTTGTGGTAACTGGTCCCGCCTTTGGCGTTGGTTACGATCTGCCCTGGCTTCGTGCGGCCCTGCGCGTAGAGTGCATCCTGCTCTGCGATGGTCCGCAGCCCCTGGGTAATGGCTATATTGACTCCCCGGGCATAGCAGCGCTCAATCAGCGCCACCGTAGCCGCCACAAGGACCGGATGCAGCTTCTCAACCTTGGACATGGATTTAAGCTTTACTTGATCAAGCGTCAGCATCGCGCTTTGCCTCCTCTTCAATTCTTTTGTCAAACCAGTAGAGCTTTGCGTATTGGTCATATCGTCCTGAGTGTGTCAGCCAAGCCAATGCAATCAACCCACCGGTTGTACCGATCTGAGCAATCGCCCAGCCCTCCAGCAGCCATTCAGAAAGTTCGGGAGTTGCAAAGCCGAAGACTATTGAAGCTCGGATCAGCAGCACGATCAGCATCTTGAACGTATAAGTAGCCAAGAAAAAAAGCATCGCCAGCATGAAGACACTGACAACGCCTTTACGGAATCTTTCGTGAAAATAAGACCTATGCTTGTACAGGATATAGACCGCCGTCACAATAGCAACGACATACAGCACCAACAGTAAAACATCAATGAACCCCATGGTGATCCCCCTTATCGTACACAAGGTACTTTGCAAATCGGTTGCGCTCGATCTCAGCTTGTATCTCTTGTGACATATTTTTGTACCTATCAATTGATAGGGCTACCCGGCGTGATGCTTGGCTGATCTCTTTATCTAACTCGCCGTGTCGCCGGGGGAATAAACGGTGAATCCACTTCATCAACACGGTTATCCACCCCTGTCCTCGGTATTTTCAGGATTTACGGCATTGTGATCAATCTTAAGCCGCTGCAGCACTTCCAGTGTCGGCTGCATAAATGCCTTACGCTCGCTGTCCAGGATTTCCTGCAGATGGTCATTATCCTGCAAGGCCCGGTCCAGCATTTCACGCGGCACTAGCTTGCCGGTAGCCACGGCCCTCCACTGCGCATAGGCGAAGATCAGAAACAAGAACAGTAGCACCACTGATAGGCCGTATTTCTCCACCAGTGGCAGTATTTCTTTCAAGTTGTTTACTCCATCTGCTTCCATTCCCCCGCTCCCTTCTCTCTATGGTGATTCTTCTATCTTTTCTACTGGTCCTGGATCTTCCTTGGGCTGCATCGCTGCCAGCATGTCGCCAACTGTATGATCAACCTTCTGCAGGATCTCTTGTTGTCTCCCTGGGAAAAAGCTCAGAACCGATATGATTGAATCGATAAGTTCTTCTGCCGGTCTGGTGAGATCGATCGACAATTCCACTTTCTTTACAACTACCAATTGTATTCCTCCTTTCAGACAAGAGTAAAAGCCCCTCCAGTGAATTGGAGAGGCTTTCTTATATCTATAGAGTAACTGATTGTAGATGCTGTATTACTACGGTTTATTGCTTAGTGCTGTTATTTGTGCATCTACCTTAGTGAGTTGTCGTTGAAGCGTGACAAGATCAGCTTTAAGCTGTTCCAAATATTCACTAGTGTCATTAAATGCTTCTTCCCATTTCGGAATCATCGGAGAGTCTGGATTTTTCTCTATTTCATTTCCCCATTTATCCACCTGATTTTTCTTGTAGCTGTCTATGAAGGATTCTGTTGTTAAAATCTGAGACTCCAATTCATCACGCTCAATCCTTAGCATTACTAAGCGATCACTCAATCCAGCCTTATCTGAATCTGATTCAGACGTTGATAAAGTTAGGCTATCTAAAGAAACACTATGGACTCCTCCGAATAGGAGAGTACTTGAAAAGATGATAATTAATATTTTGTTCATATAATATTCTCCAAAGGGTATGTTATTTTTGCAGAGCTGCGATTCGAGCATCTATATCAGTAAGTAGTTGTTGGAGTGTTTCCAGTTCGGCTTTAAGCTGGTCAAGCATAGCCTCTCTTTCCTTTTTTGTGTTTTCCCACTGTGGGATTGTTGTTGAATTTGGGTTTTCTGATATTAAGACATCCCAGATATCAACTTGAGTCTTTTTAAAGTCAGAAATAATCGCTATTTTCTTCTCTACCTGTTCCCCTACTTTTTTGCGCTCAGTCTGCAAATCTGAAATATTATCCAAACCCGTTGTCACTGTTTGTACAGGAGTCTCTTCCGTGATTTTATCTTCCATGATTATCTTTTTCCCTTCTACAGTTAGGCCTGCACCTGTAGCAGCCGCAACAGCCCGCACGGGGGCGTAGGCCAAACCGTTTATAATAATAGCATCAGCAACCTTGACACCTGCCTTTTCAATCACGAACAATCCCTGTACCTTCTGGCCGATTAACCCTGAAGCAGCGAAGGCGGAAACTCCACCAAACAAAATCGCGCCTGCAACAAATCCGGATATAAATCTCTTCATCGAATACACTCTCCTTGGCAAAGATTTCTATATCCGTATTATCGACAGTTAACTTGAAGTTGTAAAGGAGCCTCCCCAATTTTGATTAGCTACATTGCCGTGGTTATGTGTCCCGATATCAACAGTATGCTTATGTCCAATATCCGATTTAGTATTAAGGGCATTCCAAAGAGCAACGATTGCGCTATTTATGGAGTCTAGCTCCCCTTGAAGTGTGGAGCCTGACAACGTGCTTTGAATTCCAGCCCACGAGTAAATCCTCACTTTCCCGCTTGGTTGCAAATCAATGTTAGCTCCCAATAAAGTTAAATTGCCATTTGCACTCAATGCAAGGCCTACACCCGGAGAATTGTATATTGTTGACTCAGCACCATTTGCCAAGAACCGGATTTTACTGACTCCACCATCATAGGCTGGTATCAAAATCCCGCTTGTAGCATCGGAGTAAACCCCAAATGCAACACTAGTAGGATCGATCTCTACTCTTGGATAAATACCAGAAGAACCCGTTCGGAATCTAGCACCTGTGATAATGCCCCCAATGATTTCACCGCTAGCATAAATGTTCCCTTCGAAGGTCCCCCCTCTCGCATTAATTGTCCCTTGAAATGTTCCGTCTGCTGCATATACACTTCCGGCTGAATTAACTACAAATTTTCCGCTTCCAACATTAATCGAGGAGCCTACAATAGCACCACCAGAAAAGCTTGAGTTTGCGATCGAAGCATAATTTGCTGTCAACTTATTTGCAACCACGTTACCAGCCATATCCACCCGAAACGGTGCTTCATTGAAATTAGCATGTCCAGCAGCTATCCCATTGGTATTGATTTGAGTAACGGCATTCCCGCTCCCGATCAGCATCGAGACAAAGGAACCAAACTGTCCAACTACCGTTTCTGCCAATACACCATCTGCTGTAATCGCCGCCCTGATAGTATTCCAACCGTCAGTGGATATCCCTAATCCCCTCGAAGTGTAACGCACTTGGCGAAGTGGATTATTCTTGTCTTGGGCCAGTATACCGCCGTCCGATGGATAGAGAAGTTCGGTTTTTGAATTATTAATATCTGTAATGACTTGCTTTGCCACAGCCTCAAACAGTTCTGTTCGAATTCTGCCATTGGAATAAAGGTTATCTACAAGCTTTTTACTCTTATCCAAATCAGCAATAATATCATCCATGTCTTTGACTTCAACATTAGACAATACCGCCTGAGCATGCTTTTCCTTGGCATATGGGTATTCCGTCAATTCCATGATCCGGGCTTTAAGGTTGACTAGCCCGATATCTGGATCATAGCAATAGGCGGTATCACCGAGATCCGGTTTCACCGCATTGCTTCTGATCTTGTAAAGGTCAGCACTGTCTGCTGTGACTTCAAAACTTGGGATCTCCTTTTCTCTCAGTGTCTTTCTCCCAGCTTCTAAGAGATCAGATACCGACTCAATATCCTGCTCAATTATTTCCCCATCGAAATATGGAACTGAATTACTCCCCCAGCTCGCGGCATATGGAGAGATAAGATAATTGACTTGCAGAATACCATTAACAATTGCCCCTGGTACAGCCCCCAGCAGTGTTCTCTCTTCGTTGGTGAGGATCGATGCAGGTTGACCTATCCACGTTCTACCGTCCTTCATTTGGCAAAACAGGCGTGTCACAAGCGATGAAGCATCATCTTTAAATTGATCTGAGACAATGTTTTTCTGTATACGATATTGCATGCCTTCATCTTTACCGATTTGCTTTTTGAGGTGAATGACAAAGTTATCCGCTTCGATCTCACATCCGTACAATTCAATGACCTTATTTAGCGCCTGAAGGCAGTTCCCCTGTCCGAAATCCTTAACATCAGAAAGATCAAACGTATCATCAATCGAAAACGTAAACCGTCCACCGCTTGCAGAAGAGATGAGATTTGTAAGTTGTGAAATATGCACGCCATATGCTTCGGCAATGTACGAAGAGTATGGAAACTTGAAATCGGTAAGCTTGAACATTACGTGGGTACACATGATAGATGCCGTCAACTTCCGATCTTCCCGGACCCGGGATCGGCTGTTAATTACATAGAACTGGCCGCGCTCATCTTTAACGTGGCCTTTGATTAATATCTTTTCAAGATAGTCCCTTGAATTCATGGGTACCAAAAAAGACAATTCATAATCTGAGTTAATGCGGCGTTTTCTGGTAACATCATAGGATTTGACCAAAGCCCCGATTGCTACCAAATTTTTATCGTAAGATTCTAAAAACTCCAACTCCTAACCTCCCTCGATGGCTAAGGAAAATTTTCCTTAACAAAAAATAGCCCCCGAAGCAGCTCCGAGGGCAAAATAAAAACGCCTACTATTCGGCGCTGGCTGTAATCTCTGTAGCTTGATCAGCTGTAATCTTTTTGGCGGATACAAATACCTGCACCTGCACTGCTGAGTAAAGCCCTGCAGCGTAGTAGCGCTTAACTAATGCGTACCAGTCCATTACAATACACCTCCCATCACAAGACTGAGGAGTAAGGCAGCTTGATCCTGTTCCTGCTGTTCTTGCCTCGTCTGTGTCTGAGCCAGTTCCAACAATATACCGGCATTATCCATCTGCAGCTGCTCGATCTCCGTCAGCTGCGGCGGCATGTTGGCTTCTGCCTCCTGGTAGGCTTCCCAGGCTGCTTGCAGCTCCGTTTCCGTGGGCTGCGGCTCGTCCAGATTCCACACTGCGATATGCGGCCCCCGCTCTACAAGGTCGTAATCCTCGCCCAATGTAAGCAGGTTATAGTCGATGCCGTAACGGTAGTGTACGCCCTCCTGCGGCTCCTCGCCTTCCTCCGGGGGCTTGATCTCATACCGGACCCGGCCTTTCTCTTCGGCTCCCGGATGCAGTACCGGCTCCGGGCCATTGTCCCAGACTTCAAAGTCTTTGATTGGATCTGAGCCAGGGTATATATGCATAACTGCGTACGCAATATTCATCTTGATCTCTCCTTATGCTACTCTGATTATTTCTAACCTCGTAAACTGATAACCGCCGTATACTGTCGTTGTAGTTCCTGCGGGATTTATCTGTATAACGATAGTTTCCCCTGCGTGAATGAAGACCAATAGAGAACCTTGTGCCGCTGCATCCTGTCCTCCTCCGTTTACTCTATCCATATCGTATGAACTGCTAGTAGTGACGTTAAGGAAACGAAGATACAAAATAGAACCCGCCGGTAAAGATGAGCACAGCACTCGCGTATTTATCGCATACCAGCCGCTTTTCAAAGGTGTGAATCCTCCGATAGCATTATTATATTCACTAAGTTTGTCAGTGCCCTCGCCATCGAATATAACAGTTGTAAAGGTATTTGCACTAACAGCAGCATTAGCACTTCTCCAAGCCCATACGGTAGAACGTGATTCTGTTGTATTATCTCCCCAAGGGTTAATAACTCCACCATTTGCCCCATCAAGGGCACCACTCATTAAAGTTCCCGCAGTATTAACCAGCGCACCGCCACTTGGAAGAATAGCCGTGGAATTTCCGGTTCCAGTGCAATTTACAACGGTTACTTGCCCCTTCTCAGCTTGAATTGCAGTACCACGATTAGATATTGTACACCCCTCAATTGTGCTATCTTGGTTGAAGATTGCAACGCCTGCCGCACTAGATCCTGATACCGTAGTGATACAGTTATTAAAATCGCACTTGCCTCCATCATATGCATAGAAAGGTGACTGAGAGGTAGACGTTCCTGTAAAACCGGAAACTACAACACGGCTACATCTGGCAGCGGTGAATGATCGTATATTTGCTGAAGTGCCATTAAACGCAACATATCCAGCGCCATTAGTTCCCGATATCAGAACATCTTCCGCATACGTTCCAGCCGCCACATTGATTGCAACGGTGTGGTTAACCGCCTGCGGAACCATGCTGGCCGCCTTACCTATCGTCTTTAACGCCCCGCCCGTAGTATTGGCAAGCCCCGTGTTAGCGTCATTACCATCTGTACGGACATAGTAGGTAATATCTGTTGAGGTCGCTGTAACCACAGGTGTATTGGCTCCGGCCCCATTACCTATATAGAGCTCTTTGGTGTCCGTGGTATAACCAGGCTCTCCGGCTGATAAGGCTCCGAGAGTTGCCAGATGTGCTTTAGTACCGCGTCTTAATTGTATTTTATTCGCCATAGTGAACTGCCCTCCTTAGAATGTGCCGCCGTCAATGGTGTCGGTTGCCTTTAGGTATCCCTGAGCCTGAACATAGGCGGTACTTGCCGCCTTTGTACTGTTATCTGAGGTGGCCTGTGTGGGCACTGTAGGATTGCCCGTAAAAGCAGGCGATGCTAACGGAGCCTTAAGCGCATCTGCTGCAGCTAAAATTGCACGGACCGCCTCCACAAATGCTGTTGTGGCTAGTTGTGTTGAATTGGTACCGGCTGCTGCAGTAGGACCCGTAGGTGTACCTGTAAAGGCTGGACTTGTGAACATGGTTGCCTTACTCTCATTAGTCACGTTACCCAGCCCTACATCAGACGCCGTTACCGTCACGGCTCCAGTCTTACCAGCTACACTGGATACTGCTGCCGTAGGTGATAGGATCTCCTGCCAGTTTGCGAGGGTGGAAGCCCCTGCTACCCGGAGGATAAAGGTCTTATTAATATCTGTCCGGACGGCGAGGTCGCCCACCTCAGCCGTTAAGGCCAACATAGCCGCCTGACTTGCAACAACGGAAGTGTCTGATATTGCTAGAGCAGGCATAATAGCGGCGTCAAGTTTACCATCACTTCCAACAATGGGCACATTACCAATTGCCGTACCCGTATTTTTACTTGCTGCTGTACCAGCATCACTGATTTTCGCCAAAGTCAAAGTCGGAATATCAGCTGCTGTGAGAAGCACAGCGGAAGTAATCCGGCCTTTTGCGTCTACCGTGAATTTTGTAAAAGTGCCTGTGGCTGTGCCGGTATTCGCAAGTACTAATGCAATAGAAGCATTGGCTGATCCATCAAAAGCAGCGCTGGTGCCTGTGCCGTCCCCCGTGATTGCAATAGTACGCCCCGTCTTGAGCTTATCTGCCGTGGTCGCATTGGCCTGATCCGGATTGATTACAACATTATTGCCCTGACCATCCCCAATGAGGAATTTACCCGTGTCTACTACAAACCCCGGTTCACCCTCTTGTAAACTCAGCCCGGCTAGGTTAGATGCTGGCCCCCGTCTGATCTTAATTGTCGTTACTGCCATGGACTAATTCCCCCTTTATATTGTTCCGCCGTCAATAGTAGGCCCCATAGGATTGCCAGTGAACGCCCCGCCATCAATCGGCATGTATCCCAAAAAATCCTCTAATGCCGTCACTTTCGTTTTGACCGCTGCCAGATCGGTTTTGTCTGCTGCTGCCATCAATCCCGCTGCCGTTGTAGTCGCCACAGGTATAGGATCGCTTCCACCGGATAAGTGAGAAGAGGCATGTGCTCCTGGTGTGGCCGTCCCCGTGGCCGTGACCGTCAAAGTCTTGGTTGTTGGGTTATTCGTGATGGTGATGCCGGTCCCGCCTGCCACGGTCAACGTGTCCGACTCAGCAGCAGCCGGGATGTTATTGACCTGGGCAAAGGCGTTTTGGTTGACCTCTGCCCCGGTAGCAATACCGGAAAGCTTGGTCTTCTCCGCTGCCGTAGTGTGGATGCTGGTTGTATCCATATGAGCCTTGGTCGCCTCAAGCGTAGTAGCCGGAGCCGTAAGAGCGCTGGACTTGCCCGTAATCCCTTTGATCAAGGTGAACAAACTGGAGAACAGCGCTGTTATTGTCCCTGTCAGGCTGGGTGTCACACTGTCCGTTGCCGTCCGGCTCCCAATCACAGAATCCGTAGCTGAGTTCGCTCCACCAGCTCCGGCCGTGATCCCCGCAAGCTTGGTCTTCTCGGCTGCGGTAGTATGGATGTTACCGTCTGCTATATGGCTGGCTGATGTTGCAATGGCAATATCATGCGCATCTAATGTTGATTCGATATCCGCGTAATTGTCGTTGTGCTTATTAAGGTTTGCTATGTCGAGTTCTTTGTTGATTGTTCTTCGATTAAATGCCAAAACGATTCCTCCTCTCAATAGAGATATTTGTACCTGAATATAAATGCGAGGTTAACCGCCAATGATCCACCTGACACTGTGAATGTTGTATTCCCGGGTTGGAGTCTAAAGAAAACAGCATTGCTTCTTGAAAAAGCGTTCTGTCCGTTGAGGAGAACGGTGCATTCATCCATATCGCAGTTAATCTCCCACACATCCGAAGCGCTACTCGTGCCATATAGTATGAGTGTCGAAGTTCCATCTGAGAGATGCAAATCGGAGAAAGATCCGCTAATTCGTATGATAGGGAAAGCTTTGGCACTGCCTTCATTACGAATAACAATGCTCTGTCCATTTGCAGATATCCAATTTGCATAATCGCTATACAAGTATCCCTGTCCATATTCCAACCCTTGCCCATATTCTCGGACGGTTGTATCCTGGATCGACTCAGGATATGGATTATTCATTTTGACGGGTATTGTAACCTCTCCATCAAATATCAGCTTTGTGATATCCATAGTGCCTGCGTACCTACCTATGAATCTCTTTCCCGGATGATCCTCAAAGGTAAATACAATATCGCCTTTTTGGATGTTAAAAAGAGCCGCTACAAGAGCGACTCTCCTTTGATAATCCAATGTCGGATCGTCAGCCATTATAATGCACTCAAGGTTGAATGGTCTGGGTCCGTAGGTACTGCCAAAATCTAAGGCACCGTCACGATCAGCCAGTTCTACTGTGTTATCCTTTGTCGGGGGCAGAACAGGGATATTGTGAGATTTCAGCCCCAGTCCGATACTTTCAAACGTTACACCATCTACTGTTGCTGTAATCAATTATTTCGCCCCCGATCTGGATTGCGACCTCCGCACGAAGTTATCCCTTTCAGTCCAATAAACCTTTGCTACGGCTTCGTCTGTAATATAAGTATCTCCTGAGAATGTTACGCTGGTGCTGCTTACCCGCTGCGGATTTGAACCTCCTGACGCTGCTGGCATAGAAAAACTTGGCATAGAGAAATCAATTGAAGGCATTTTAAAGTTAAGCATTCTAAAAAGGTTGTCCTGCTGCCGGTCATTGATGTACATCTCTCCGACTCTTGCATTGACTGTTGTTTCTTCACCGCGCCGCGCTCCTCGGACTACGCCACCATCATGAAATGTCTGAAGTTTTCTAGTGTCTTTAATTACGCCGTATTTCTGCCGTAACTCCTCATTACGTGCAGCCAATCTTTCCATTTCGGCTGTATTCTTTGCTGCTTTGGCTGCGTCCCAGGCATCCTTATTTGAGTTGTATTCAATTAAGTCTGCGTCCTTCTGACTTACACCTGTTGATGCCGCCAGTGTCACAGATCCGCTCACAGTAGGCGACAGCGTGGTAATTGCACTCATCTTGGATTGATAGTCTGAAATGAACTGATCTAACTGACTCAGGATCTCCGCGTTCTTCTCGGACTCCTTCAGCACTTGGATGTTCTTCAGAACCTCAGCACGGTTTGCTGTGTCAGATGAAAAGCTTTCGAAAGCCGATATCAGATCCTCATAGTGAGATTTAGCCGTTTCGATATCCTTATCATAGGCTGTCTTCTTTGCGTCCTTCTCGTCCTGGAGGGCTTGCTTCTGTTCTTCAAGGCTTCGTTTCGCTAACTCCCGTTCATGATCCAATTGCAGTTTTTCAATGTCCTTCTGGACCTGCACTCGTTCGGCAATCCCGTCCGGGCCAACCGCCGAAGCCAGCAGTGCTAACCGCGCTTGTTTCTCTGCTAAGGCACTCTCATAATCTTGATCCTCATTAAGTTCCTGTTGCTTGCTTAGCAGATCATCGATCGCCTGAATCTCAGCGTCCTTTCCCGCAAGATATGCATCGCGCTCCGCTTCTATTGCTTTCACCGCTGCGTCGCGCGTGGCTTCAATTTTGGATTTATAAGTAGATGCTAGAGTTTCAACCGACTTTGTTTCATCTTCAATCAACTTCTGCCGTAATGCGTATACCTGTTCATCAGCTTCCATACGCTGTTCAGTGCCTACGCGGTACATAGCCTGTATCTTTTGCCACTCCTGTAATTCTTGAGCCGCAGTAAGCTCCCCAATGGCCTTACGGTGACTAATAACCTTCTGACTGTCTGAAAATTGTTGTTCGATAAGAGATTTCTTCTGTTCGTAAATATTTTGTTCCAGTTTCAAATTATCTTCTGCAGATCGATTCTTGTCTTTCGTCATACGTTCATAAGCCTGTAACTCCATGTTGATGATATCGACTTTCTTGTTTCCGGCCATCTCCATCTTATTGGCTTCTTTTTCTATCCAGTTTGTGGAGTTGGTAAACCGAAGTTCGTTGTATTGCTTGGATAAGTCATAAACTTGTTTATCGGCTTCTGTCTTTTGATCAGCGGTTAAGTAGGCCTTCTTGGATTCCTTGGTATAGAAATCAAAGGTGGCCTTTACGATCTCAATCTCCTGCAGGTTGGCTTGACGCATGCGCTCGGTTTTCTTATCCAGGTTCGCAACATCTTCGGTGTACCGCGCATCGCTGAGCGCTATGACATCCCGGCTCCATTGCTTCATTGCATCTTTATCTTCGGCCAAGTATGCCGCGTGCCGTTTCTTTAGGCGCTCATAACCCGCCGCTTGTTGATCAATGGTCCATTGTTGCCTCTCTGCCGTGTACTTGAAGTTATCCAAGTCTTCAGCATATGCCTCTTTACGCGCATCACTTGCTGCTTTGGCTGCTTTATCGGCTTCGCTTGTTCCGCTTTTACTCTTTTTGTCGCTATCCGCACTTACTCCAAAGTCCGGATCTTTATATAGTCCGCTTAAGGCATTTATTTTGTTTTGGTAATCAATTTGTTCCTTGGCATAGGAGTCATATATCTTGTCCAGCTCACTCTTGGCCGCAGCTTCTTGCTTGGCTTTTTCGTCTAAAACCCCGCCTTTATCCTTAAACGATGGCTTGAAGTACTTAAGATCATCTCCGGTAGTTAGGGTTGTAGACGTTACACCGTTCATGGCTGCCTTCAGGTCGGCTAGACTCTTTATCGCTTCAGCTTCAATGCCGTATGCCTTCAGACGTTCATCAGTCGCTAGTCTGGTGTTGAAGGTAGAAGCCTTTTCAGACTTAAGATCATCAATAGCCTTCTGTACCTTGGCTTTTCGCAGCACTTCAACAGCATCTTTCTCGAATTTCCATCCATCCGCCGTTTTATATATCTCCGTGGCTAACTGGGGGTATTTCAAAATCAGTTCAGCTGCCGCAGAAGCATTCATGGACTGTTCTCCAGTCATTTCTTTCAGGAGTGTATTCATTTCGCTGATGGCAGATCCATTTCCGTCAATCTGCTCTCGAAGGTCTGCCAGTATCGCCGCCTGGTCCGATGCTGATTCCGATGCCGTTCCGGCTTTTCCTGCGAATTGATCCTCTTGCAATACAAGAGTGGACATCTGCACGCCTAAATCCGCAGACGATGCTCTTAGTTCGTTGTTTTTTACGGTTAGACTGGCAATTCTATCTTCTAGATTCTTTACTGATTTCGATGAATCTTGTAAATCATTTAGCGTGAATACATTTTTAACAAATTCACCTGTTTGAGCGAGCAGGCTTGTTTTTAGATTAGTTAATTTATCCTTAGCTTTATTGATCTCTGCAACGTTTTTCTCCAGATCCTTATTCACTTGATTTTGCTGGTCAGAAAGAACATTCTTCCTTGCCTCATTCTGTTTTGCTATCAAAGCATTCAAGGCATTCACTTGAATCTGTACGGCTTCATCGGTAAATCCCGCAGTCTCTAGTTGCTTCGCCCCTTCTTCGCCCAATGTGATAACTAGTGCTTTGGAGACCTCGTCCAACTGCTTCTTAATCTGTGTTTGTTTCTGTTCAGATAGATTAGCGGACTGAAGTGATGATTCCAAGGATTTATGAGCATTCACGAGTTTGGGCAATAACTCTATCTGCCGCTGAAGTTGACTAATCATCTGCTGGTTGGCTGCGTCTTCATCCTTCATAGCCTGGGTATGCTCTCTCTGTGCCTTTTCGGCCTTGCCGCTTTGATAAACAAATACGGCGATAGCTCCAGCAAGTAGCGTTAATCCAGCAGTCCATGCCGCTGTAGTAATCATTGCCGCTTTTGCAGCCGCAGTATAAACGACCATTTCCGCTGTAGCCGCCGTTTGTAATGTGGTATGCATAGCGATGGCAGTATTTAGCGCTGTCTGTGCCGCTCTCCATTGAGTCAGCAACGGCGCAATCAGTTTGTACAAGCCCAGCAAGCCGCCAAGTGTAGCAGTGGCCGCAAATGCTCCTTTAGGTATTTTAGTAAGCCCGATCAATAACTGATCGATGATATCCAGTGATTTTTTAATTGCTGAACGTAATCCATCATCACCTGCCTGGTTGAATATTTCCAGAAGCGAAGCCTTAGTTTGCGCCGCCTTCCGCGATATCGTATCCATCTGAACTTTGAGGTACTCCAGTGTAGATCCAGTAGAACCGATGGATGCTGCTGTTCCTAAGAGGATGTCCCCAGCATTAAGGGACGCTGCCAGTTTGGCATACTGATAGACCCCGCGCGAAATATCCGCATAGGACTTCGTCAAATCATAATTTTTATCGATTACTTTAGTAGACAGGTCGAGTAAGATATCATCTGCTCTGCGCCATTGTTCAGTACCGTCAACAACTTCCTTTGTGGCAACTCCAAGGCTTTCAATTTCAGCAACGGCTTTATCCGTCCGGATCGTACCGAGAACGGTCTTCCACATGTTACCCAGGTTCTCCCCGGATAGCGCAGTATTACGAATACCAGAAGAGATCAAACCATTCATCACATCAAAACTAACGCCGGTCTCCGCAGCGATTTTACCCGTCCGTTCAAATGCCGCTCCCAAGTCCTGTGCCGGAGCCATAGTATCATGAGCTACCTTAGACCAGGAGTCTAGGATACGTCCACCTAGCACAGAAGCATCGTTTGCGTCTTTGATCTGCACCCCATATTGCGCAAGTGTAGATTCCATGCTCTTTGTAGCATCTTCAAGGCTCACCAGATCGACTGTAGATAACATCGTGGACTTGCGTACCATTTCCTGCACTATTCCAGCATCTTTGTACATACGGCCCCATAGGCGGGCTGATTCGGTTACATCGGTGATTTCCGATCCGAGGTCATGTGTGGTGTGGATGAACTTTTCAGTTTCAGCATTTAGAAGTTTTGTGTTCATGACCATTTCGCCTGTTCCTTGGTTGTACTGCAAGAAATAGTGTTCATTGGTCTGCACATAACCAGCCATGTTGGATTCAATATCCACGATACCTTCTTTCATGGCTTCCTGAACGGTCATCATCGAACGGAAAACGGTATGGAAAACAGCAGCATGGATGGCGGCATCCTTAATTTGAGTTAGAAAACCCGTATTTTTCCCCATTTGATTCATTTGATTTTCGGTTGAAATAAGGGACTGTAATACCTTCTTCTCTTCAGCGAGTATGCGCTCACGCATTTTGATTTCTTGCTGTTCCCGGGTCACAAGCGCTCTGCGAACCTTCTGCTCCTCCTGGATGATCCGTTCCCGGATATTTGCCTCTTGCTGTTCCCGAGCCTTCAAGGCCGCGCGGATCTTCTGTTCTTCTTGCAAGACCCGTTCCCGCATCTTGATTTCCTTTTGTTCCTGGGAACGCACCGCAGCTTCACGTTCTGCAGCATTCTTACGAGCAAGTTGGGCTTCTTTCTCTTCCATCTGAGCAAGCTTCTGCCGAATTGATTGTTCTTCTCTTAGCACGCGCTCCCGAGTGCTGTCAGCTGTGCTTGATATCCCCGTTGAACTGCTACCCGCAGTTTTATTTGCCCGGTTTTGAAGGGCTTCCATGCGCTTGAGGTGTTCCCGCTCTTGTTGCTCAATAGCGTTCTCTCTCTTGACTACGATTGCCATTTGCGCAGCGAGTTTAGCATCTACCAATTGATTGGTCTGATCTAGTTGACTCTTTTTTGCTTTGATCAATGCAGTTTGAGCATTACGCTGCTTAACCAAAGCATCAGACTCAGCCATGATCTTCTTTCGCCGATCTTCGGATGTCAGCGCGAGTTTATCTGCTGCACCAGCCAAGGCGGTATAATTCTTAGTGGTGACGTTTATTTCTTGATTGAGTACCTTGAAAGTTTCGGCGTTGCCTTTTGCTCCTCTATCAATCGCCTGAAATGCAGGAAACATCTTAGATGTATCCAGCTTAAGCCTTGCTCCGACTACATCCTTACCCATGTCTGTCAATGTATCTTCACCCCTCTTGGGTTTTGATAAGGAAAATTTTCCTTAGCTTCTGTTTGATCCATATATATAGAAAAAGAGACCTGCCGCTTGGTGACGGAGGTCTCTGTAAATGTGTAACTACCGGTTGAAAAAACTGAGGATTTCAGCGATTCCGCTTCTTGTCAGTGGTTTTGGCTCTTCAATTTCACCGCCATGAAGGCGAATTTGGTCTTTCATTTCCTCGTTCATGTCATCAAATATAGCGATTACTTCATACCAGTTATGATCGTACCAGGGCTTTGCAAGTTTACGGCGAGATAACCTGCCGTAAAGCTCGTCCATTGTTAATGGCTTACTTTCTTCCCCCGGTATGCTCTTGCCCCGACTTTTACGCTCAGGCCCCTGGCTTACTGAAGAGAAATCGATCAACCGCTTCCTCCAGCACATCAGGAATAAACTCCTCAATGTCCGCCCCACTGAACCCTTCGATGAACACAATATTCAATATTTCAGACCACTTCTCGTACGTAGCCTTTTGTTCATCTCCTTCTTGGAATACAGCAGCATATTTCAGTTGAGTCAGCCCATTTTTGTACAACGCCCCAACCTCTTTGATTTGCTTGAGTGTACCGACTCTAAGAGTCTTGCTGACCTCTGGGGATAGAGTGATTTTTGGTCCAATCCCCATAATTAAATCCATCTTCTCTTGATCTTCCATATTGCTTGCCTCCATGTATTAGAATATGGGGACTTTCGCCCCCAATTAATTAGGCCGTTAGAATATCAATCGCTTTTTTGTCTGCCCGACTTGGATCGAGCACCGCAAGTTCGATAGAACTGGTGGTTGCCGATTTCCGTTGCTGATCAATGACGAACGATCCCAGCATTTGAGACTTATAGATGACAATAACGCATTCAAACCATTCGTTAGTTTCATCATCCAAGGCTTTACCGTAAGCTACGAATTTATATGCCTTATTTTTAGTGTCCGTCTTGATGGACGTAGCCGTACCAGTAGCAGAGGTTGAGTCGTAAAAGGCACGAACGTCTTTTCCTACCAATGTTGAATCGCCCAAAGTTACAACACCGGCTACTGTGATCGAATATTGAAGTGCAGTAGGTGCAGAAGCAACGCGTGTTAATTGCACCCCTGAGTTTGTCAAACCTTTTGTTGCCACGATGATTCGGTCGCTGCCAGCAACCAGAGTTGCTCCTTTAGACAAAGTGAAGGTTGCTCCAGTCAAAACTGTGAGTTTTTCGACACGCGGCACTACTGTACTGCCGGTTGTAATTTCTGCTCCTGTCGCTGCGACAAGTTGGTTAAGGTCCAGGACGGCGTTTTCAATTTGCACACTTGATTCCGCGTCCTGTTCAGTCAAGTGAAAAGCATACTTGCTTGTACCGCCGTACACACGCTGCTGCGGTGCGGCAATTGTCAGCGTTAACTTTCCGAGCCGTTCAAAGTAAGCCATTGGATCTCCAGTAGCAAGATCAAACAGGGCTGCATTCGAAATGTCATCTATAACCCACTGTTTCGGTGAAATACCCATTCCTTATCCCTCCTTAGGACATTAAAAAACCTAGCCGTTAATGATTACGGATAGGCGTTTGTCAATTTCGGTAATCTGAGCAAATTCTTCTTTGTTTTGATAATCTTCAACTGGATTAAAAGATTCCCATATGCCGAGTTTTCTAGCTAGGGAAACTTTTTCTTTCACCAGCTTCTCAACTTCAGACGGATCTTTTTTGAGATCAGGCTTATCCATCAATGGTTCACCCCGTTCCTCGTATTTCTTCACTTATACTTTATACTGCCGTTTATCCTGCTATCCTGCTTAATTCGTACGGATATAATCGACATCATAAATTCCTTTGTAGCCTTTGACGCCGGCTATGCCAGTGGAAAAGTCGCCATCATAAGCAAGACTACAACGGAAGGAATTGAATCCCGGTTGAATAATATGGTCGTCATGAAAAAGCTTGAATGATCTTTCGAACAGCAGTTTCGCTTCATATCCCGTCTTTCCGTAAAAGTCCAAACAAAACTTCCCTTTAAAAACAAGATGATTTCTACCATATTGACCCGGCATAATGTACTGACAGATATGAGGTACTGTATCCTTGGAGACCACAATTTCCGGCTCCACGCCTTTTGTAAATCGCGCCGCCATCTGCTCGCCGTTTGCAGTAGGTAAAAGCTTAAGCAAAGCCATGAACGCCGCGTCAGCCTTGTGTGTGTTCTGTATAGCGTCAATCAGTTGTAAACTCATTGCTTGTCCTCCAGAAAGTACCGGTGGTACGGGAAGTTTTCAATTACCTCTGCGATGCCTTGCAGGATTCGGGTTCGGTTGGACTGGATAGCGATACGCAGGAAATAGGTTGGAGGTGTTGGCTTGAACTTTGGATCAATATCACCGCGTTCAGCTAGTTCCTCCAGGTCCACTCCAGCATAACCACCACCTGAATATCGCATTGTTCCATCAATGCTTTTGTAATTTCCTTGCCCACGCCCGACAACCACCTTCCTACCGCGCGATCTCAGACGGTTCCATGCATCGGAATTCATGTAGGTAACCAACCCAGGGTTTTGCGAAGTATCGGCCATTAAGGAACCTTTACCGAACTGTTCAAGCCATGCCTGCCAATAGTCGGCGGTGATGTCGCCTTCGATCATTTTGTTTGCAAGCACGAACATTTCCATCTGTATCTTGTCTCTTACTGCTGGATAATACCGTATACCGCCCTTGGCGGTCAGTAACACCAGTTTCGTGAGTCCGGTAATCTCAACTGCCAACTTGCTTTCGAGGTCCTTAGACGCCCTTACGGCATCATATCCGGTAATCATCGGACACTGTCCGATAACTGCACATGCAGGAGATTGGGGTATTTGACCACATCAACGGCATCTACCTGATATGCCTTGCCGTGCAGAATGACTTGATCGGGGTGGATGGCATCTTGCGGATCTTTTATATCAACCGTTGTTTGTAACTGCAACGTGTATGATGTGGAGGGCAGCAAGCCCGGATCATCCTGGCGAAGCCGCGCTGTGACGTATTGAGCAAAGGCGATAACATTCTCGGCAATGGGTCTATATTCTTCATCGCCGATAGGATTGTCATTATCGTCGTATTCTTGCGAATAGCGCTGTACGGTGATTGTTGCATTGGTCTTGATTAAAGAACAGTATTTATCCCTCTCTGTGGTCAAACGCAGTGTCTGTACAAGAAACGTGTCCCCGTTATCAATCAAGTCTCCAGGAGTCACTGGGGAAGTTGGCGCAAACACGCCATTATACATGTATTCCTTACCGACAATCGTCGTTGCTCGGGTATCCCTGGACAGTATGACGACATCCGGCAATCCATTGACAGTACAAGGTGAATGGCGGTGAGCAAATTGTTTGAACATTAGCAGTTCCGCCACCTTTCCTTGAATCGCGTTGGACCAGCAACGCCGAATATCGGAGCATCAGCGCTCGGTGTAACTGTAGATATCAGATCAATCAGTGCATAAGCATCGTCAACCAGTTGGATTCCATATGCACGCCAGTCCACAACTTGATTCTCAATAGAGAAATCGAAGTCTTTCTTGGACTTGGCGATTCTGGCCGTCATGGATGGAGCCAGCATAGCAGCGACCATAGTTACAGCCGCTGCATACACATAGTTCCTATCATCATCAACCAACTCGGCGTAGTCCGGCACTGCTGCAATCACCTTAGCTTCGGCAATAGTTAAAACAGAAAGGGCGTCTATATCGGCATCGGATATTACATCCTCACCGACTCCTAGACGCCCTCTTATTTCCTCGTGGTACGTTTCCGTAGTGAGGATCTTATTTGCCATCACCGTCACCACCGGCAGCGCTGATAGCCTTCTTCAACTCTTCAGCGTCCATTTTGGTATTGCCAGGGATTTTCAACTCCTTAGCCGTTGCCTTCAATTCTTTCACTTCATCGTCAGCTTCTCCGTTATCAGACTTGGATTGTAGTTCGGCAATTTGAGCTAACAACTCAGCTTCACGATTCTTGGATTCGTTCAACTCGATTTGCAGCTGCTGTTCTCTCTCCGATGTATCTCCTGAACCATTTGAGTCGCCTTCGATAATCTCGGCAATGAGTTCACCAGTTGCTAGGTTTTTAACTCCATCCCGAGCAATTTCAATAAGACCTTCGGGGGCATCTTTTACGATATCCCCCGGAGCCCAACCGCCCACGTATCCATTCAGTATTCTTACAATGGTCATGTTAACCTCCTTCCTTACGCGATAGTCGCGTAAACATGCCAGTTTGTATGACGCATACGAGGCAGCACGGTAGCACCATTAACGATGGTCCATTGTTTTGGATCATCACCGATTTCTTTCGTCAATGCAAACTTGCCAACATGGCCGTTGAAAATGTCCTCGTAGTTATTAGGGCTTGTTACCAAGTCCATCATGTTTCCGGTCATGCCTTGACCTACCATAATTGCAACGCCGTCCGGAATGAATGGCTGGAAGTTACCGGCATCGTCAATGTATCCACCGTCATAAACCTCATACGTCAAGCCGCCCAACTGCTGTTTAATGATGAACGACAATGAATCAGCAGCAATAAGATCACGGCCATACTGTGTTCTCAGCAAGTCGCGGATTTTTGCATTCTGCTTCAAAAGGTTGTCTGTCTTCTGATTTACGAAGAAACCATATGGTCTTGCACCGGTTCCACGGAATAGCAACTTCCAAAGGTCCAAATCAGACAATGGATCAGCAGCAGCCAAGTTGCTCCAAAGAGTCGCGGCCGTTGGTTTGTTTGCAGCAGGAACTTTGTAATCAATCGTTCTTGAAGGCATAGTTTTGGTCGCTGGGATTACAAGAGTTCCCGAGAGTGGTTTCCATCTCATCCACTCGAATCGCGTTTCAAGGCGACCGTTCAAGTTGACGAGTTGCTCAACCATGTATTCTTCGCCCCAGAGTTCATCCAATGGCCCACCAGGCTTGCGAAGCTTAGCAATCTTCTCGCGATCAATAATTGCTTTTTCACGCCATTCCTGGTTGGTGAAGTTCATGTGACCAACCGGTGGTGCAGAGTGGATAGGCGATGGATCATTCATTTGAGTAGGTGGTGTCATGCCAGTATCGTCATTGACGATGTCATACTCGATGGTAAGGCTGGTTTCCGTTTTAAGATCTACGCCGCCAGTAAGCAGTTGCGCTCCACGAAAGGAATTGATATCAGTGCGAATATTCTGAACTACCTCAGTTTGGTAGTATGGATCAAGTACGTTTGGCAATTGTTTTTCCTCCCTTAACCGAAGTAGCAGAGCTTGAGCGCTGTTTTTGCGGCAGTATCAAGACCTGTCAATTTTGCTGAATCAAAAATACCGGCAATCCATGCCGAAGCCGGCATGTCAGTAAGCGTAGTGTCCTGGTCGTTATCAAGGATGCACAGCGCTACTTCTGAGCCATTAGTTGCTGCTGAACTGTAAGCCACTGCTTTGTCTTTGTCTGCTCCGGCTGTTGAAATCTTGCCTATGATAGTCCCTTTTTTGACAATGCCTTGACCTTGCTTCAAAAGGATTCCGCCTGGCAGTTTCGCTTGGAGATCCGTAGAAAGCAGGACCTCTGTGAACTCCTGTGTAAACATTTGCCCTGGGCCGGGATATCCGCCGTAATTATTTCCGTTCATACTTTATTTCGCCTCCTTCATAATTCCGCCGTAGCCAGTCTTAGAAAGCGATGCCCGAGCTTCAGTCTTGGCCGCTTCTCTCAGTTGTTCCGGCGTCTTATCTGTAGGTTTCTGTGGATTTGCAGGAGCCGCACCACTCAGAGCTCCTTCAGGAAGATTAAGGTCTTCGCCCGTGGTATGTCGTCCGCCGCCACCCAATGCAGCCTGTGCTTGGGCTTCATAGGTCGCGTTGATCTTCTCAATCTCAGTTACCGGTAAATGGGACAGCGCTGTCTTCATTGCTTCAACGTTGAAGGCATCACCCAATGCCCGGACACCGGCTCCGCAGGCTTGTTCAGTAACCTTGACCTTGTATGCTGCTCCGTCAGCTGCTTGAGCGCTCAGCGCTGTAAGCTTCGCCGTGATATCAGCATCATTCTCAACACCCAGCGCTACCCGGACTTGTCCCAGCACCCCACTTGCAGCCGCCAGCGCAGTTGCTTGTGTTTGTGCCGCTGCTAAAGCTGCCTTTTGTTCTTCTGTCACAGTGTCATCTCCTTCGGCCAGTATCTTGGCCTGTTCTAATGTGTGGTGCTGTTTGGATACAAAAGCATTCATGCCGCCTTTATTGCTGAAAAAATAAAAGACGCGTCCATCGCCATCCAGCGACTTCGCATCTAAGGGGAGTGGTTCGTATTCAGTTTGCTGCTGGTCATCCGCTTCTTCATGAGGTTTTGCAGAGAGAGATCCGCGAGTAATTCCAGCACCTTCGTATCCACCATCAAAGACGATGGAGTTCTCCATGATGTATCCATCATCAGCGAGGACAAGGCATTCCTTACCTTCGTACTCTTGGCCTCTCATATGAGAGCATTCCGAACCTCTGAAATAATCCCCGCCGCAGATACTGCAAGTGTGTTTCGTGGAAACAAACCCGGCTGAAGTATCAAAGATTGTACCTGCATCAATGCCTATAGCCAGTTGGTCTGTCGAGATACCGTTAGCTTCAAGGCCTTTTGCCATGTAGTGGTCGCCGTATAGTTCCAGTTCGCCGCCTTCTTCAACAATCTTGCTGTCAAAGGTCCGTCCATAAGGAAATGATAAGGCATCCCACTTTTGCCAAGGATGATCTACCAGTAAGGCGACCCCTTCTTTAACTTGATCGGCCATTTTCCGAAGGAAATTTGGAGTTACCTTCATCATGTACTTCTCTATTCGCTTGGTTCCAATAATCCTGGCCTGAAAGACATTGACTTGTTCATCAGTAAGAGGTACTAGAGCTTTCTGATTAATCTTCGCCAATTGCTCGGCTGTAGGCTTTGCCATTTACTTCTTTTCACCTCCCTCTCGTAATGAAAATTAGATTTGGGATCACCTCTCGCGCTCAAGGTCGCATCAGAATCAAACTCTTGCAGGCCAGTCCCATTTACCACCGTCTTGGCCCTGAACAACGTTTTGATTGAAAAACAATCCTGTTGGGTTGAGCACGCACAAGTCCACGCATGTTGCATTGTGAACTTGAGTAATTACCGCCGCTCTCGGTTCGCTCTTGTATTCACCGCCGGGCGTACCATAACTGAAATAGTGAACCATACGTCCTACTGTTGGTTGCATATTGGCTATTCACCTCCATTCGGTGGAATCTGTTGGGTAGGATCGGTTTCATGCTTCTTTTCAAGTTTCGGTAACAGCTCGGCTGGGATTTTCGGGTCAAGTCCCATTATCCAACGAGCTTCAGTAGCCGCTTCTCCTGGAGTGATGTAAAAGTTTTTCTCAGCTAGAACGTAATTGTTTAGCTTTGACCTTAGATCACGTTCACGTTCCATCTCAGAACGTAAGTCAATCGGAGCATAGTCAGCTTCTATTTGTGTCTGTACTCCACGCACTCTTACAGCCATAGAAAAAGCCCGCTTCCAGAAACGTTTGGTTACGCTCCGGGCGGACTCTACGGACTTGATATATATTTGGGTATCCACTGAGCTGTATGTCTCTGTGGAACCTTGGTGCCGGGATAACAAAGTAAGTAGCGTCTTTAAACCTGTCGCCATCTGAGTATCAATGATGTCGATCAGCTTCTTGATGTCGATCATCGGGCCACTGTTACCGCCCTTCAAATATTCGACCTTTACGCTGTCCCAATGGACTAAGGCATCGTCTGGATTGAGTGAGTTGAAATGGTTTAGCATCTCGTCCATTCGTTCCTTGAGCCATGTCTGCTGTGCTGCGGCGTTCCCTTTGATGCTTGTCGGCATATTCTTCAGCATGATTTCCTCAAGCATGGATATGTCTAACCGTGGATAGCCTTGGTTGTGAACAACCGCCTTGAGATCCTGAAGCACCTGCAGGTGGAAAAACACAACTTGTAGCACCGGCAGGAACGGTGTGCGTCCGTATGGATCATCAACCATTGGGTCGAACTCTTCATAGATGAAGGTTGGAGTGTCGATCTTCTTGTATTGCCCGAACCATTCTTCGCCTGTCTGCCTGCTGCCGGGATTCTTGACATACTGCCACGGCACCAATCTATTCGTGACCGGCTCCCTGCGAAACCAGATCAACGCCGGATCTACTGGCACAATGTCGATTACATCATTGCATCGCTCATTTAAAATTACTTCACCGGCGCATGCCCCGCGAACCATTATCATCATGCGCTGAACGGTGTCAAGTTTATCCAAAGAACGTCCGTGCTGATATCCAGGTGAAGCCAACGGTGTCTCAAGCATCTCCTTAATTGCATCCAGTGCCCATTGTCCAGACTTGTCGTCTGTGCCTGTCTTCTTCTTGGCCGTGAACGTCAGTTCTGTATCGCCCATTCGCAAGTAAGTATATAAGGCATGTGAAATATCCGGATGGGTTGATATCAGAAGCTCAAGCAATTCTTCAGCCGTGTAGCTTTGCAGCTTGGTGAAATCAATGGTGTGCGCACGCTGGTACTTCTTCGGTAGCCAATTGAATATGCCCCAGGCATTGTTATTGGTTGGCACTGTTGATCTGCCAACACCCATCATCTGACGCTTTACAGATGCCGGTAAGATTGCATTGGCAGCAGAATATATGAGTTTATGATACCATTTCAAGTTTTCACCTCCTCACTCCAGAAATAACATTTTGTTTTGTATTAATAGATGTAATCAATGGGCGGTTTCAGATCTGGAACTATTTCAAGTGGAATGCCGAAGTAATCCATGATTTGATGATCAGACAACAATGACCGCGTTTCAATCGGTATAGTCCCTTTAAGGTTCTCAAAGATCTCTGGTCGCATTTTGATTAATCTGGGGCTATGATGCTGGGTCTTTTTGTTAGACATGCCATTAACCCATGCTATGAGATCTTGTACAGGATCAAATTGGTAGTCTGCAGAAAACATGGTTTTCTTTGGTGCTACTGCCTTTAGATCAATGCAGTCTTTGTGACCCCGCGCGACTTCTTGGCTATCTTCAACCTTTAGGAATACTGCTGATGGATCAACCAGTAACCCACATTCAGTGCAGGTCCTGCTGATCTCAATGCATTTGTCACACTTGCCGATATTTAACTGCTTCACTTCTTCCGTTCTACATGCTGGGCATCTCATGGGTAACATTCCTCCAGACATAAAAATAGAAGGCAGGAAAAATTTCCTGACCTTCTGTATTCGTTCATACTTCTATGGATTAATAATATCATTGGATTTATTCGGTGTTACTACGGCTTTTTTGGTAATTTCACACCGCCTTCTTCGTCGAAGAATTTAATTTCACCTGACTTTACATCTTTTAGTATGGCCTTAGCAAAGAACTCTGCTTCTGAGATAATTTGATCTGATATTATGTCATAAGTAAATGTGATTTCATCTACTTTTTCTTTGAGTCCATTAATTATCATGAATGCATCTGAATAATTGAATGTATGCACTAAATCAGTGAAATCGGAAAGTTCAATTTTATCTATTTTCAATGGGCTAGGTAACTGATTAGACAATTCATAAACATCTGTTATTCTATCTCCCATTTCATTTATTAAAACCATTTTATCCATTAGTTCATATAACTGAGTATTATCTATTGCTTCCACAGATCCATTTTTCTCGGACCACTCCTTGTTAAGTACAACATTCGTTTTCTTTATCTTACTTGAATACGCAGTTATGTCAAAAATGATTTTTCTAATTCTGCCTTCCCAATCTTCATCATTAGGTTCTCTCATTTCTTGTAATGAAATCCCATAGTAATCAGCAAAATTTTTGGCGCCGCTCTGGTAACCTTTTTTTGTAACGAATATCCCATTAATACTGCCTATGTCATAAACAACACCAAAGAAGTCCCTAATTCTTCCTATCTGGATATCGTGTGTATAATTCTTGCATTCTATTGCAATTCTGTGTTTCTGCCCAACCATTTCGAATTCCCAATAAACATCAATTTGATGTTCACAACCAGATCTGCCGCGAACCTTGACATTATGTTGAATGTCAATAGTGTTAATCCCCTCAGCCCTATGAAGTATTTCGTATAGTTCTTTTGCTAGTAACTCATACTGAATATTCGGATTTGCTTCCATCTGAACATATCACTCTCCTAGTATTTGTTATTGCCTCTTTATTGTAACACCTCCAATACTAGGAGATATCAGATTTCCTTTGAATTTTCAGATACAAAAACAGAAGGCGAGTTTTATCTATTCACCTTCTGTTTTTTTGTGCCTATTATTTGTTTTATTCTTTGTTGCTACGGATTTCCAACCTGACAATCCTTGCATTTTATGTCGTCTTATATTCTTCGTGTATGAACTCGAATTGCACAAACCGCATCTCCATAATGAACCGCCATTTGCAATCCATCGATTTCCCAACCAGCCGATGCGAGATGTAAAAACGAATCATTAGCCGACCACTCTGGGTGAATAAATCCCAAGGGATAACGCGCTCCATATACTCCATCTGCTGAATGTACATAGATGAACTGTAAATCTGACATAGCGTAACCAAAGAGTATTCTAGTATTCAAAGCAACAAATTTTTTATCTGGATTGTAACGAGTTTCAAGACGTGTTTTTATTTCTCCTCCATATGTTTGTGAAGCATCATCAGTAAGATGTTCACCAGAATCACCATTGTATATCAGTCGTATATTCGATAGAGCATCACCAGGATGCTCGAAATAGATAAATCCTGTCATCGACGAACCGCTTGGAATAATTATTTCTGGTCCTTTTTCATCAAAAGAAACATCCTTGTAATCCCATGGGCCCCACCCTTCGATATTTAACAATTCACCCGAATCGTTGTTCGTTCTGTCTCCAATCTGTTTTACTAATTGTTGGTAGTCTTTATCGTGCATCATAGCACCTCCTATAATATATTTTGACTCAGGTTGCAATTATTTATTCGCCCTTCGATAAACAATTTAAATTATCTTCTAATTGATACTCCGCTTATTCTTGGAAGCATTACATGTTATTTACTTGGTGGACGGCGTAATCTCATTTGATGGGCCATGCCGCTATTGTCTTCTAAAAGTTACGCCTCCAATGGATGGAACCATAATGTGTTCCGGTTCTTCAACCATGAATTCTCCGAATGTTAGAACATATGCGTCAGCTCGGTCAGGTGACTTAAGTCCGCGCTTCTTCATATCTTCCTTACTCTCAAGAATCATCTTCCCTTTTGAAGTCATTCGCCATTTTCTTGTGGCCAATTGTGAAATTAGAACATCATCATCCGGCAATTGCATGACTCCTGGATCTCCATTGATGAAGTTCGTCAGATTGGTTTCCAAGTCCGTCCTGATTGATTGCCACATCTCCGTAACCAGGTTAGCGCAATACTCATCCAGCGATGATGAGCCATTGTTAACCGGCACCACCTCCCAGCCGTATCCTTCTTCGTTAATGACTTCGATCAGACGATCTGTTACGCCACCACCGACACCGGTGTCATCGACATTAAATTTGACATGTTCAACCTCGGGATGTTCCAGTAGCATATCCTTGGCTAATCGAATAGCATTCCCCACGGTAACCATTGTGCTTTCTTTGAAATGGCTATGTTGACCGACTGTCTTTTTGCCTATACCAGCGTACATTGCTGTTTCATCATCGCCATAACGGGCAACGTCTACACCGATAACCAGAGTTGTTCCAGTTACCTTTATTTGTACCTCTTTGGCTGCATGCTCCGCAGCTTCAAGAGTTATGAATGTGCCGGCCTCGCCTCGTGGGAATTGCCCTTGAACTCGAACACGGTAAACATCACTACCCTCGCCATACTTTCTCTTGAGCATTTCAATGTTTTCTTTACTGGTACGCGGACTATCAAGGCATGATACCTGATGCGTTTTGTAGATGGCTCGGTCTCTATTATGAGAATCAAAAAAGAACCCACTCGTTTTAGTTGGGTTCCCGCACATGAATAGCTTATTATATTCACCGGATAGAGTACCGAAAATTGCAGCCATGATCCTATCATCTACACCTGAGGCTTCATCTACAATGAACAGCATGTAATCCTCATGAAACCCTTGCATGTTCTCCGGTTTGGTCGCTGTCCTTGCTGTAGCAAACCATCGCTCCTCATGGTTCTTCATGTATACCTTAGTTTTGGTCCATTTGAGGATACGTTTTAGGATCGGGCTCTTGGATTGCCACTTACTGATCTCAGCCCACAAGACATCATTTAGCTGTTGCCTTGTAGGTGCTGTACAAACCACTCGGGGATACGGGAAGCAGCATAGGAACCATAGGGCAATGGCTGCCTCAAGAGCGGTCTTTCCCACTCCTTGGCCCGATCGAACAGTCACGAACCGGTGATTTGCTATATCACTTGAAACTTCTTCTTGCCATTGATCTGGGTTAAAGTTAAGAATTTCTTTGAAAAAGGTTTTTGGACTCTTTCTATAAATAGGAATTCTCTTTTTAAAGGCAGACATCCGTTTTGTTATACTCTCCGTTTTCATCACGCCTTGACCTCCTATTATTTATTTATTGATAAAGAAATGTATCCTGATCAAAAGAAAAAACGCCTCCGCAGGCGCTCAAGTTTTATATATGAAGTTAGGTGTTCGGGACTGCGTTTTCTGGCCATGTTATATTTCATCACCTACGAAGATTGATGTATAATTTAGGAAACAAATATGGAGGTTCTTGAATGAGCAAATATTCAGCCCTTGAAGAGTACTTTAAAAAGCAAGTGGAGATTGAATTGACACTTGCTGAGATTGAAAAAATCCTTGGCAGCAAATTGCCTGAATCTGCATTTAAAGATCGAACATGGTGGGGAAATACTTCTCATCCAACCAGAACACAAGCTCATTCCTGGATTAATGCTGGCTGGAAGGTTAAATCAGTAGTTCTGGGTAAGAGCGTAACTTTTGTCCGAGACAGTTCTGAATAATAACAATTCATTCTTAAAGAGGAGTGTTCAAAATGAGCCATGAAATAAAAACCGATTCTTCCAAACAAGAGTATATAGAAATTGAAACAGTAACAGGGGTTGAAAGTCTAAGGGTAACTTATGTTAAAGACGGGTTTACAGGAAAGCCTTGTATTCGCCTTAACATTCGGCCACACGGCAAGTCTCCTCGTCCAGGTCCAGAATTTGATATTGAGCATGCTCCAGATCTTCTTTCGGCGATTGCTCAGTTATTGATGGATGTTAAATAAATAACTTTGCCCCTGCGATAAAATGTAGGGGTGTTTTTATGTTAAGTCGTTTTTGCTGTTGGTTAAGAATTCAAACTCGCGCACACATCATTCATGGTAAAGATGGAAAGATCCAAACTAAAGATAGTCACGGCAATGCCTCATTTCCCCCTAAAGGTTAACGTAATAAAGCCGCTGAATATTCTCAGCGGCTTTATTACTGGAGTTATGAACTGCCCCATTACTAGCTTGACTAATTTTCAGATTATAAATATATCATGTCAAAGCCCTAATGAATTCAATTGCAGGTACATATCCCGGCCAATGAGCGGTCATTCAGATATCAATTAGTATTGGAATTCGCTGAATCCAATTGGTTTACTGAGTAGTCTAGATGATCTAATACTGTATTAGTAAATTTGCACAAATTATTATAGGGGATGTTCAGTTGAGTTCTAGGATTTGAAATACTTCTCAACGCAAAATGAAGTTTAGCTTGTTTATATACATAGTGATTAAGATCTTGTACATATTTATAAGAATTATATAGTTCTTTGTCTATTTTTGGAGGCAAGAGTTTGTTTAGAGATGTGTTAATTAGGTCATGGTACAAATATAGGGATAAAGAATTAGCAATGGAAATCATGTATTCCCATTCTTCGCGTGTGGTATCAATGCTACTTTCACCGAGTGCCTCGCTTAAAATCTTGATTGAATTCCTGTTATCCCTCAATTCTGTTAGAACCCTATCATATTTGTGTTCTAAAGTTATTCTTTCTTCTTTTAGTTTTTCTTGTGCTTGGCGTGATAACTGCCATTTAGCGAGCCACAACGCAAGAATAGCTCCTAGAAAAACTCCTGAGATAGTTATTGTTAGCTCGGGCCATTTGCTAGTCAATTCATTCATATATTTAATCACTCCATTTTTTTACTTTTTCATATTAAATCTACAGGAGTTTACTCTCTTTGTAAATTTAGTTTGAGATATAATTCATCTTCCCTCAACATCTATTTATCCTTACATATTCAGAAGTCTTATTGTGCAATCCACTCCTCAACTTCTCTCAATAATAAATTATGATCTATCACCCAAACTTACCGAATAAATCGAATCATACTGATCCTTATACTCCAATAACGCACCTGTTGAACTTAATTTTTGCTTGCCTCCTCTGTTACCGCATCAACCCAATCTTCTATAAGATCATCCTCAGAATCTCCTGTGCCATTTTTTAGTTTTTCTATTTCAAAACGTGTCTTCTCAATCTCGGCCTTCATTTTGTCCAACTTCAACCTGCGTTCGTCTTTCTCCGGAGCAATCTCAATAAACTGTTTAATTGCCGATCTGAGCTCCTTCATTACAGTAGCTTCAGCTTTGATGGCGCTATTGTACTTATCCCAGGCTTGTTGATACTCCCACTCTTGCTCGGTTCCAAACATGCCAGGCTTTTTCTTTTTAAGTACTTTCGTAACATCGTCCTTATCCTTAACATGGGTGATACGGCGTCCCCAAATGAGGCGTTGATACAGACTAAGTACGTTCTCCCAGATCATATCTGCCGGGCTCATGGTTTCTACGATCTCACGGATCTCCATGAATTCGGGGTCCTGAGGCATGAACTTGCTGAAGAACCCGTGCTTGAGCGCTTTCTGATTCCCTTTGGGTCCACCCTTTCCACCCTTATTCCCCTTCGCGTTCTGATTGCCCTTCTTAGCTCCTCGTGGTCTGCCTGATGCCGGTATTTCATCCCACTTATCGGCGCTTTTCCACCTACGGACCATCGATGGATTGATCCCCAGTTCTGCGGCAATTTCGCTCAACTTCTTCTGCCTTCCACTCTTCAGCCATATCTTCAGCGCCTTTTCACGATCTGGGCTTTTCTCTCTTGTCAACTAACTTCACCTCGGCCTTACTACGTATTTGAGTTGGACCCTCTTTTGAAAGGTCTAAATTGGTCAAACGTTACTAATGAAAATAAGCCTCAGATTGAACTCAGGCTTGGGCTGCTTGCTGTATTCTACTAATATTTGTTAATTGAATTCACTTTAATATATATTGTATGTCATTCGTAAAGTACGGATTTTCCTTGATCTGATTTGATTTGTTCTTCATTCCCCCAAATGAATTCATCATGACCCCATTGTAGTTCATTCGTTAGAGCTCAAAGTCCTCCAAAGCATCGTCTAGGGTGTCCTGTAGTAGCCCTACATACCTCAGAGTCACCTTTTCCTCTGAATGATTGAAGTGATCCATTAGTAACGCTATGTCCTTCGTTTCGAGGTACAATCTATAACCGAATGTCTTTCTCATGGAGTGTGTTCCGATCTCTTCGAGATTAAGTTCTTTAGCAGCGCCTCTAATGATTTTGTACGCCATGTTTGGTGTGATCGGATACGCCTTACCTCTTTTACGCTTTCTGCTTGGAAATAAATATTCAAAATCGGCTTTGTCTTTGATGTAGGCATCGAGTGCTTTCCGAAGTGATTTTCGAATAAGAACACTCTTTACTTTCTTTGTCTTTTTTTCGGTTATCGTTATGTGAGTACCTTTTACATCTCGTACTGTAAGTGGAAGTATGTCTGATATGCGAAATCCTGTATTGATTCCTACAAAGAACATGATGAAGTCACGAATATTTTTGAAATATAAGTATTTCTTCATAGCATCTAGTTTTTGGGGATCTCGTATTGGTTGTACGAATTTCATTTCATCACCTCCAATTTAGAGTTAAGGTAAATTTTCCTGAGCAAAAGAAAAAGCGCCTCGAAGGGCGCTCATACGTAAATTTTATTCATGGTATAGGCGGCGTTGGTGGTGGCGGTGTATAAGTTACGTAAAGATACAGCGTCTTCATATTACGTATTGATATAAAAATTGAGTGAAGAGTGATTGACATCCAAAACCAGGCAGCACACCATCCCCATACTGGTATAAGAACGTTCATCTCAGTAGGTACAAATGATCCTGTGTAGAAAAGCATTACGCTTAATAACACAACAATTAGTTGGACTATTACTGCCCACGTAAAGAATATGATAAGAATCTCGTATACCGACAAGCTAGTGGGAGTGCTTCTCCTATTTCTAAGAGCATCGGAAATGCCTCCTGCAGTTGCTATTATCGTTATACTTGCAATATTAAACCCAGCTAATATCGATATCGCAGCTATAACCTGACCACTAAGTTGTTGAAAAATACCTATTAGTCCTTTGAAATCATTAATGTATCTAGAAGTTAATAGAAGCAACAGAGCTGATATTAGCATTGGCAGAAAAATGTCCATGATAAGTTCAGACTTGCTGGAATTACGCCAGTATTTTGCTAACGTAGTCCAAGGAAAACTGTTAGCCTTTATGAACTTTTTCATGCCACTAATCATAATATCATCCCCTTAAACGTCTTCTATTTGTTGCAATTTCACGTAATGTATCCTCAGTTGATGTCAATAATGGCTGATTGTTATTGTCCACTTCAACTTTCCGTCTGTACTTTTCCTGTGATTCATCCAATCTTATCACTTTTTCTGCGCCAGCGAGCTTGCCTCGAACAACAATTTTTGTAACACCTCTTTGGTCTTTATATTTTTGAACCAAAGGAAACACACCATGCAAACCTTCTCGTTGGTATTTTGCTTCAAATTGCAATTTCACATCAGTAGCATGAATTTCCTCAACATCATTCTGTAGCGCTCTTACAGCCTCGTTTTCGTCAGCAACTACTTCAGAACGAGACACTTCAATTTCCACCTTGTGTATCGTGTTTAATTCACGTATTCCATCAAAAAAATTATTCTCAAGAAGGGTGCATACTTGAATGTATGTTAATGTATTTGCAGCAATAACCCCTGCGCCTAACCTTTCTATATACTCTTCAAACCTAGGACGATTTAATCTAATATTACTCTGTAGCAACAATAAGCCGTCGGCTTTCTTAATAATGAAATAAGTGGATTGGTTTTCACCTTCTCTCACCAATTTAGGATTGGGGCGCCGGGTCAAGTTATCTGCATGAAGTAACTCCCCAACCGTTCCGTACTCAGCTGAAGAGAACCTACCAAATATATAATGCTGATCCTCATCTAAATGATCGAGATACATCAACCATGAATCTTTAAATCGAATGGTTCTATCAGCATCATTTAATGCGTAAATCGAAGCGAAAAGTTGTGTGGTAACTGTTGCATCCCATTTAACCGCATCAACATCTTGTCTTCCTCTGGTATCCAAGTAATGCATGTCTATCTGATAAGCATTAAAGCTTTTTGATTTTCGTGGCATAAACATCCCCCTTTAGTTAGGGATATTCTTCCACACCGATAATGTATATTCCTTCTTTTTACCCATAAATCGACATAAATACAAACCCATTGCACTATACAATAGGTTTGTATTTATCTGTTTTATCGATTTGATATGCTCTATGCCCCATTTTGGGCTTCACATTTGAATGCGTCCGGTGTTTATTCACGTATCCGGTCCACGCTCTCGATCCATATCTTTAGCCGCTGAGATCACGGTTGCCCAGGAGGTGTCGGGTATGAGCTGCGGTGTGATATGCCCGTCACAGATTGCCGCAACCAGATATGGAGTAGTACGGAAGCTCTCGCCTCGGTATCTTTATTATATTTGGGGTGTTGTGCTGCTGCGCTACGGAAATTAGTGTCAGTTATTCCGAAAGTGTGCCCACCATTTCAATACTTGTCCCTTTAGGTAATTTTTCATCAATTATTATTGAAATACCTTGAAAAAAAGTAGGCTCAGTTATGCTCTCAAACTGGTCGCCTTGATAATTGAATATTACTTTCCACGTTTCACTGCGCATCCTTATTTCTTCTGGTCGTTCTCCAAATTCAGATTCGTGTTCTTCGATACCTTCCAAAAGAGTTTTTTTAGTTATAGGTTCCAATCCTAGGTTATGTACACATATTAGCACTTCAAGTTTATACGGAAAAGAAAAACAACCGCTCTAGGTATCTACCCTTCGCGGTTGTTGAGTTGTCCTAATCCTTCTTTTTTATACTTTTGTCCCCATAATTGATTATTAAAACTTCGAACTGCACTATTAAGAGATTCTTCGCTATACATCATACCAATTAATGAAGAACGCATCTTCGCCCTAAAGTCGAGCAGTTTCTTCGCATGGTCGAATCCACCCATCAAACAATATCTCCATGCTTCTTCGACTGTAATGGTGTAAGACTTTATAAGTTCCTCTATTTCTTTTCTCATATAAGATGGTACATCGATTAATTCCATACCATTACCTCCTTACACATCCCAGTTATTTAGTTGTCTTAATCCGATTTCGCCTTCCTTATTTCGTCCACGCCCGTAATCTATCGTCACATAATCCAGCGTCCCATTAAACAGCAACGTGTTAGCAAGGGAGGCAATGACTTTCCGGCGCTTCTCTGCGAATGTAGTGGCTTCTATGCTGTAAATCCCTTTTTTCCTTTCATGCCTCATATATTCTACGGCGTCTTTGTATCTGAATTTCCTTTCGCCGGTAAATAGTAATTCAACAATTTTAAACTCATGAGGATCAATGATGTTATTTGCTGCGTGCATCACAGCTTCTGTAACTCGTTTATATAGCATGTAGTTAAGATGGCGTGTCTCTTTAGCTATGAGTACGTTGGCTGGTAAATTGGAAACGTGGTCGCTGGTGCTGAGGCGTTTGACGGCCCCCTCAACACCAGCCATGTCAAAATCATTTAATCCGTTTTCCTGCGGCTGCTTAAGGACAAATTCATAACTGTCCACCAGCCCCTTGATGGTCCGGTAACTGCTTAACAGCCAGAGTGCTTTGCGTATATCTTCTTGGTCGGCGTTGGTGAAGAACTGAACCTGATAGGCTCTCGTTATATCTGCCAGATCATTCTTAGGAGTGAAGTCTTTATTCGGTGCAGGTATTAACTCTATCATTAGCATAACCTCCTTGCGTTTGTCTTACATATTTACAATCAGTATAGAGTGGATTTCATACGGAGTTACTACGGATAATTGGGATTCAGTTATGCCGTATGCTTCTATGCCCCGGCGTCTGCATTCCTCTGGATCTTTGTCGATCAGGTCGTAATCGTCAATCATTGTAGAGTTGTTGTTTTGCATGGCTCTTTCCTCCTTGGTTTATTGCTGCAGTACGTATATTTTGCCACCGATAATCAGTTTGGTTGAAATGCCTTCCTTTTCCTCCATGATCAGAGCTGCTACCCTTATACGCCTATACTTTGGTTTCTTCACTTTGATTTCTGCCGGTTCATCGTTGATTTTCCATACTTCTCTGGCTACCTCCATAGGATCTCGGACCTTCTGCCAGCCAAGCCCGTTCAGGTTCACCTTCCCCCGGGAATTTACTTTGATTAGCTTCGGCGTCCCGTCCCGACTGTTCCGACTGCTGTACACCACTCCGTCCCGGCTTACGCTGTATCCCGGATAGTTAGGGATGGGTTTAAGTGGAGGGAGGATTGGTGTTGGCATTATCTGTTTCCTCTCCTGGTAGGTTGATGGGTGCCCAATGTGTAACGTTGTAAACTCGGTTACCGCCAAATCTGTGCCATCCGTAACCAGGACTGTCTAATAATTTAGCGCGCTGGGCAAGTTGCGGTCCGTTTTCGCTGATAACCAAATGCGTTACATGGCTTTCTATGCCCCTGTCGTACTCGTCATACTTGATCCATGGAATAATTGGTTTGGATTCAGCAGCCAGCAGTACCATTGCTATGTCCAATGCTTCCCGCAGCATGGTGTAACGCTCATGTGGATAGTTGCAATTGATTGTGTGGATTGCTTCTTCATTTGTCATAGGTTTGTTGTTCCTTTCTTTATGGGGAGCCAGACCATATTGCTGAGTTCAACAAAATGGTACGGCCCCCGCGCTGCTGGGATTATTCTGTCGATAGATGGCCTACGGCCTGATGCAAAACTTCTCGCACAATAAACTCATTCACTCTTTCCAGTTCCGTTTTTTCAATGACAACGTGGTCATACATATCAGCAGCGAAGAATTGTATTGTTTCATTTGTAAACTCTCTGACCATATCAAAAAATTCATCAGCGCCAACATATGAACTCTCCCAATATTCAAGTTTTGCCCAATCGGTCACATCTTCCGTTTTAATCATGAACTGCTTGACCTTGCTGGTCTCAACCTGTGGCAGCCTCTGTTCGCAGCATTCGCAATGCGATCTTTGTGTGACGTAGTTAACGGTTATTTCGCTCATATCCTCTTCTCCCCCTCAATTCACGATACTGTTGCAAGCATTTCTTCCAGTTCGTCCTTCAAATTCCTAACGCAATCCTTCATGGAATGACTGAGGTAACAACCCGTCTCCTTATACCTGGAATACGAAGCAATTACTTCACTGACCGTGTATGTGTACCCGCACCGGATGATATAATTCATGATCCGCAAAGATGCGTCCGTTTCTGCATCATACTTCCGTTCTCTTTCTCGCCGTTCATACTCAGTAATGCAGGCTGATTTTATGATTTCGTCATTTTTAACATCAACTACTGCATAATGAGGAACGACAAGATATTCCTTCCCACATTCGCTGCATTTCGGATCACTAAAAGCATGCAGACCCGTTTTAAAATCAGTCGGGATATCGTTAAAATCAAAGTCGGCATTCTCAAATACTACAAATCCTTTGCACCCTTCGACATTGCAGTGATGCGCTTCTATGCTCATCCTCTTCTCCCCCTTATACCTCTAGTAGTTCTGGATTCTCGTAGATAGTTCCCTTGTAAACATAGTCGTCATACACGGCTACTTCCCCCTGAAGATACCCCGGCAGGACTTGCTTCGTTTTTAAGCTGCGCACTACCCATCCAAGGCTGTATTCTGACCATTCTATAACGTACAGTCGCCCTTCAGATTGATATATGTCCCCTTCGTACATTTCCCTTCCCCGGCCGTTATCGTCCGTTAATCCAGTGAATTGCATCAGAATATGCCGATCCGTCTTTTCATTTTTGAAACTATAACGTTCTCCAAATTCCAATGTATTTCCGCGTTCCCATGTTGTGCCTGTGCTAACCCACCATGCGGACCAGTCCATGAGTTGAATCTGCCGCATTTCCTTACGTTCCTTATCCCACGCCCTAAACTTAATCTCTCTCACGTGTATCCTCTCCCTTTGGGGTCTATGCCCCCTTATAAGTTAAGTACCAGACCTGCTGCGGCCTCCGCTGTCGCTGAGTATTGCGGTCGAATCGGAGGCCTGACGGCCTATTTCTGGACGTTATAAGTTTTCATAAGCTCTTTCGATATCTCCGCTGCCTTAGTTCCGTCAATGTGGCCTTCATCCGCAAGGCATGTCGTCAGTGCCATGGTCAGCGCTGCAATACTTCTGGTTTGACTTTCAATCAGGTTTAGTAATTGGCGGTCCTTTTTCCGAAACATCATTGGTTATCGTCCTCCTTGGGTGCTGGGGTATCTGGGTATAGGGTGGAGAGAGTCCCACTGGCTAGATTAAACATCACATTAGCCGCCCTACCTTTGTCTCTCCACTGGCAGTATTCATCTGAGATAGCCTGTACTGCCTCTTTCAGCCGTTGTTCCCGGGCCTCTGTTGCGTCTGCACGTTCTTCCGATGCTGTCAGTTCATCGTTGAGAGCGCCCAGCAATTTGCTAAGTCTCAGTGCTTCTCTGCCGCGGCCTGAAGCAATCTCCTGGAGTGTCTTGGCTTCTTGGAGCCAGTAGGGAAGGGCATACAACGCCTCATGAAGCAGTTCAGCATCTTCGCCAAGCATGTTATCTGCGCGGACAGTAGTGTAAATCCCATCCTCATCCATCGTGTAAAAGGCTGCCGCTTCCTCTTCGCCTCCCGGATCTACGTCCCACGATTTTAGCTGCTCGGCTAGCTCCATATCCTTTTGCCAGTCCCTCGGTGTTTGTGTCATATCCTGTTCCTCCCTTAGTGGGAGAGGAGGGCTGTATACCCTCTCTGTCCCTGTATCTTCGTACTATTCATCAGCATCTACCCAAGCGTCATAGTCTGCTGCGGGGATGCTTTTAAGTGCGCAAACAAGCCTATAGACTTCATACTGATGTTCCAGCTCTAATTCATCTAAGCAGACACCGCAAACGTCAGATTCAAAACCGAGGCTATAACCGCAACGTTCGCAACTACCATTCACCGTCTCCACTTCCTTTAGCTGCACAATATGCTTCAGTAGTATGCCTTGCGCCCGGTCACCCGTTCATAATAAGCCCCTATTACCCGTTCTACTCCCGGAGGTACAGATTCTATACTTTGGGCATCCATTACCCGTGCAATAGCGCCTAACTCTATCTGCCCATGCTGATAGTTCTTACGCTCAGCAGCATTGTTCGCTGTCCGAATCATCTTTTTCAGACTGGCGAGAAACTTCGCTTCACCCGGATCTCCTGCTTCCATACCTTTAACTCCTTCCTGTGCAGTTTGCGTCTACTGCGGCACTGAAGTTTCTGCGATAGGAAACTCCACCTTTCCATTCTCGTCATACACCTCAAACAGTTCTCCCGTAGCCCGGAGTGTTGATTCCCTCAATTCCAGGATGCGCTTAAGCGTCTTACAGGTGTACACCTTCATGCCTTGGTAACGGCCATCCAGCCCGGTAAATCCGCCCCGGTAGAAGCGCGAGAAGTCTCTATGCTTATATACTGCCCGGTCATCACTCATGTAGGGCCGCTCCGGTACCACTGTGCCGTCAGTCTTCCGAATCTCCGGTAGCGTCTTCGCCTCCGGTAGCTTTCTTAAATAGAACATTCCTCTCACCCCTTAACAGATTGGTGTAGCGTTATATATGCCGCCTCTGCCCTCTCTCGGGGGCTAATTGTTGTCTGTACCTGTGTCATGGTTGGACCCCCGAAATATCAATTTCCCAGAATACCAAATCACGAAGTATTTGCCGCCGCTGGATGTCTGTCATACGATCAACATTAGCCAGCAGCCACGCAGCCTGTTCCGGTGTAGGTTCGTCATGTCCGAACGCGTGACAACCTGAATCTCCTTTCTTGTCTACCCATGGGAAGCAGCCAAACTTAATGAAATTGGGAACCTTATTGCTGTCTCCATCGAAAAATTGAACATCGTATTGTTTCACCAGTTCTACCGCCAGATGACGGTGTTCTTGATAACCGCATGAATGAAAGATGCCATCTGGTGCAAGGAAGCCAGAGAGCCCTGCATATGGGAGTTCCTGTGTCATGGCTGTGTCTCCCCTTATTCAAGTACTGACCAAGCGAACGCTGCTGTACGTTCATCTTGAGTGTCTTGGGATATTTTAAATAGTGCATCATGGTATCGGGCTATAATCTGGGAATGGCCTGTTATAATGTCGTCCTGTATCTTTATTTGGTCGTGTTGCCGGGCTATGGTCTGTAGTGCCTCTTCTAGAACAACCAGCAAGCTCGTGAGTTCTTCTACTGTCATAAATGTAATATCCGTGGGCGATAAACCCTCGTACCGCCCCTTTAACTCTTGTATCCGTTCTGGTGTCATAGCACCTTACCTCCATGCCGCTGCGGCCGAGTAGCATTGTAGGCCATCTTCTCCCGGATCGCCTGCTCTAGATCAATTTCATAACGACCGCAAGCGTCAAATACGCGGATTACGATATCAGCCAGCTCGGAAGGTATGCCGCATGGTTTCCAGTAAGGTGTATGTTGCGCAGTTGAAATTGCCTTATGACCTGTGTCTTTATCCTTTGCTTCGAACCACATTTCTGTTGGCGCAGTTCCGTTACGATAATCTTCCAGCGCCTCTGATGCCTCTGAGTGGATAAGAGCAATAATCTCCCCGAAGCTCCGGTCCTCGTCCCACCAGCCCTTATCTACTGCATTACTATGAGCATCTTGAACAAGATAATTGATTGTTCCAGGAGCGTAATAGACCAATTTATCTTTTTGAAACCCGTTTGCGTAGCCCTCACCAAATGCCAGAGCCAAGATGCAAACTGTTTCGGCATCGCCGTATTTATGAAGGGTTTCTTGAGGAACCCCCACTACGCCAAGCTTATCTACCATTTCCGGCGTTACATCAACCAAAATATACGCATCATCTCCGCCCTGTTGATCCACAACTTCCAGGCTGTTCAAAACATCCAATATCGCTTGCTTTTTTTCATTACTCATTACTTTTCAGCTCCTTTATTAGGGGGCGATTTACGCCCCGACTTATCTCAGAATCAATAATTAAGAGAAACTTGCTTCTGGTTCTTTATCAGGTTTAATTTCATCGCCTTCAGAATCAGAATCAAGGATTAGCTTCGTCCCATTTTGGTTGAGTTTCATTAGGAGTATTGAAAACTCATCCAAGTATCTTAGTGAATTAATATCGTGAATTGAATTGCGTTCGATTGTCCATTTTCCTTTGTCGAATTCAGGCCATGTGTGAATTCGAATTTCGAAGTTCATTTTCTTGTCATGCTCACATTCAAAAACCAATACTGCATGTTTTACACTGCTCCAAGACCGTTCTTCGTTAAATTCAACTTCAAAACGTACATCCACATATTCGAAAGATGGCGGTCCGTCTTCGTAACAAACCTCAAGATCATCGGTTTCAACGTTGTGCTCTACGTATTTCTTCCAACGTTCAAACAAATCAGTTACTTTGATAGTTTCCATTTCTTCTGGAATCATTAAATCCTTGAAGTTTTCCAGCATCTTTTTGTTCTCAAGCGCCGAACTTTTCAGCACATCCACTAAAACAGAATCAAGCTTAGTGATGTATTCGCTATAATCGTAATTTTCCAAATAAGGAATCATTACGGATTTAACTTGCTTTTCGATGACCTTTGTTACATCGCCATAAGAACCGAGCAGATCCTTAAGAGCGTTCTTGATTCCGTTTTCTAATTGTTCTGCAATCAGTTTCTCGATCGTCCCGTCCTCAAGTTTCTTAGTGATAACGTCTTTGATGCTGTTTTCCAACGACATATAATTCGCTCCTTTTGATTGTGATTTAACGTTGTTATCCGAATTAAACTGACCCATTATTGAGCAATTTGAATGTATTTCAGTGCAATCCTATTTTTGTATTGGCCTATAGTATTCGCTGATACTCCTACCGCTTTTCCTATCTCACGATGTAAGTAACCGTCCATCATCATTCTTACAGTCTCTTGCTCCACCGGAGTCAGAGCACAAATGAACTGATTAACCGCAAGCTCCGTATCATCTTCTTCATCTGCGATTGTTTCCGCCAATCCAAGCTCAGTTCCATCCTTGAATTTGATCATTCGATCTAACCTTGTGATTGATTTGGGTTGCAAGCCTGAATGAAACGGGATGTGAATTAATTGTGCTCTGGTTTCCAGGTATCTAAGAATGAAGCCTTTAATATATGGATAGGCAAACGTTGAAAACTTCTTAGCCGATGTTTTGCCGGGGTCGAATCTGTCATAAGCCATCAATAATCCAATGGTTCCCTCGCTGACTAAATCGTCCGGATCAATGCCTTGGAATCTCAAGTGTCCGAATTTCTTCGCAACCTCATGAACCATCTTATAGTGATTCTGGTAGCACTCCTCTTTTGTACCAAGCTGAGGATGGCTATCCCTTATTCGTTTTGTTGGAAGCTTCTTCAATGTTGTACCTCCTTAGTCCTCGAACCGTTCACCGTAGCTATAGACCGGTGCAGGCTCTGCTGCTCTTCCCAATGCATCTGCCATCATACTGGCGAATATCGCCATGTCCTTATCCTCGAAAGACTGCAGTAAGCGTATTTCAGTTGCTTTGAGATTTCGTCCGGCTGCTGCTGAGAGCAAATCAACAACTGGTTTAATTTGATTCTGTCGTTCCTGTTTCTCGTGCTCTTTCTGCTGTAGAGCATTTTGCTTGTGGTTGAATTCTTCCCAGTCTTTTTCGTCAAAGTAAAAATGATCTCCATATTTCTCACGGTATACTGAAATCCAATATTGAAGGAGTTCATCGGTCGTTTGGATCTTGTCATGACAGGGCCAGCAGACTCTGAGGCCGTTTGTCTTGACTCCCCGACCCTTCCGGCCTCTAGGCCACACGTGGTGTGTAGTAGAGGATGCCGCAGTCTTACAGCACGGGCATATTTCACCTTGCTCTGCAATGAGCTCAGCAATTACTTCATCTGTAAAATCACACCGATCTTTCGAACTCTTTCCTGATTTGTGATGAGCAAGGAGATCCTTCTTCCATTCTGGAACTTCCTTCTTAGCCTTGGATTTATTTGACCCCAGACTGCTATAGGTCTTTTTCTCCTTAACTTCCTTGACCGGTTTCCAAAATGTCTGATGCTCTCCCATGCTCTTTTACACCTCCTATATTTCTATTTTAGGGCTATAACAATGTTGTTCCGCCGCGCTGTTACTACGGTTTCAATAAATTCCCTCCAAATAGCCAGCCTGTTCCAGCGTTTGATAATGCCGTTCGCGCTCAGCTGCGGTGAAATGAATTGGTAAGACGGTGTGAGCAGCATAAAATGCAATTGCTTCTCTGATTTCCTGCGGCTGATCGTCAAGTTCCGATAAATCAAGTTTCTTTTTAGTCAAAGCATTCACTCCCCTGCACCTAAGGAAAATTTTCCTCATGAATTTTATTCGTTATCGCATTTCGTATATTTGTCTGTAACTCAATAATATACGATATCGAATAATAGGTCAATGGATCTTGCGGAAAAATATTCGTTATCGTATACTCGCTATAAGAGGTGATATATTTGAAGAAAGTACGCCCTAAACTAAATGAGCTGCTAAAAGAACGTGATATGACTCAAATGCAACTGTCTGAAAAATCCGGCGTTCCTCAAGGATCACTGAGCCGGTTTGATAAGAACTCAAGACACGAGGCAAGTCATTTATTCTCTATATCAGAAGCTTTGGGAGTATCAATTGAAGATTTGTTTGATAAGGAGCAAGAGGAATAAATCCTCTATGCTCCTTTTTTTACTGATCAGTGAATAAGTGCAATTTCTTGTTTCAGTTCAGGTTGTACCCACACTAGATTCCAACTCATCTCAAAACTCACGCCATGCTCTGACATTACCATTGCCATGAGGATTACATTTGCCATCCCCTCTGCAGCATCCGGGGGAACGGCATTGCCCACATACTCTCTTGCCTTAGCATCGCTGCAACCGTCAATCTGAAACGGCCTACCGTCAAGCAAGTATTTCGGAAACCCTTGCAGACCGACCGCCAACTCATACGTTGTAAACGGCCTGTGCCAAGTCCCATCCACAGAAATGATCATCATTACACAACGCTCGTTATATTCCGGTATTCGCGGATCTGCAATAGCTGCATTACCGGAATGCACGTCTCCAGAACCTGTTACTGTAGTGCCCGTTTCATCCCACTTTTGTACACCATAAGATCCTGATCTCGGCTTGCATCCCAGTCTCGGATCATTAATCGATGCCGCGCCGCATTGAACGTCTGTCTGCCCAAGGACTGTATTTGCTGCTTCATCCCAGTCTTCCACTCGGAATGTTCCGGGATAGCGTTGACTCCTTGTATTCAGCCTCGGGTCTGCTACAGATGAAGCGGAATTCATTATCCTGGCTGCGCCTCTGACCGTCTTAGAGGTCTTATCCCAGTCCTGCACTCCATACACATCCACTCTGTTGTAATCACCATCGTAGTGATCCCCAGGGGTACGAGGATCGGCGATAGCTAATGCTCCACTACCAAATCTTGTTCCTGTTACGCAAGGGGCTGGTTCATCGCATCGCACAATCCGATAAACTCCGGGATGCCTTCCCTCTCGATCGTTGAGCCTTGGATCACCTACAGATAGTGCTCCATTGTTGGGACGCGCTGCGCCGGTTACTGTCGAGCTCACCTCATCATATTTTGACACACGGTATATAGTTGGGTGCGTGCCGTTCTTGAAGCCCGTTCTTGGGTCGTTTACCGCCGACAGGCCGTTACTCCTACCAACACCCGCGCCGCCCGTTACTGTTCTCCCTGGCTTATCCCATTCATCAACTGCCCATGCTCCGGCACGGGGTTCGTGTTCGAGCCTGTACTTTTCAGACTCAATGCCTTCAAGATCTCGCCAATCACCACCAGCCGGGATAAAGGCTAACCGTTCCCATGTCTTCCGCTGAAGCATTGGGAGGCGATTCATTGGTCCTCCGTTTACTTCATCCCCAGGCATCGGCAGGTGTCCTATTACATCACCGATAGTTTTCAAAGGCTTAACCTCTGGCTTATACACAAAGGCCGGCATGCGCTTCTCATTTCTGGCTATAAGCAAGTACCGCTTGCGATGTTGCCCTAATCCGCCGATTTCTCCGCAGTCGTGAGTTTCATCATTGACCGCATATCCGTATTTGATGAGAGTGTCCTTGATCTTTTTGAGGATGTGCTTCCCTCTCGTCATAATGCGCGGAACATTTTCAAGTAAGAACAGCGCAGGAAGTTCGCCGCCGTAATCCCGGCAGGCCCGCAAGGAGAGATCGATTCCTCGAATTGTTAAGAGATTCAGCGCCTGATACTTTTTGCTGCTGGCTGACTTCTCCGGGAGCAAACCACTGAACCCTTTACAAGGTGGTGAAGTGAAAATAACATCCGGAACTTCTTCGCCAAAAGCTTTCCAGATATCCCAAGCTTCCGCCTCATGCCAAACTGCTGGAGGCTCATCTACTCCGTGGAAATCAAGATATTGCTGTCGATTGAACAAATCCATTTGAACAGCCCTGCCTCCTGTAATCTGTTCGTAATTTCGGCAAACTATGGGATCGGAATCGATGCTGCATAGGCTGCGGAAGTGAGCGACTTTGTTCATGTACTCAGCTCTGGCCCCCTTGAACCCGAGCGCTCCCCCACCGATACCTCCGAATAAGTACGCTGCTGTATATTCTGTCTTCACTTGATCACCTCGGGTTCCGGTGTGGTCAATACATTCTCGTTAAGCACCAGCTGCAGTTGATTCGGATCATTATCAGCAGCCTTCAACTGCTCCATTTTCCATACTATCCGGGACAATTCACTCTTATCGTGCTCGTCCAGATATCTTTCAACATCTTGATTTATGAGCATTATGGATTCTTGATTAGGCATACCCTTCATGTTTACTCTTCCTTTCTCATGGTTATCACACATGCTTATCTCCGATCAGAACCGATAGCGTTGCAACATCTTTCGTCTCATGAACCCTATAGGGAAGTAATATGAGGTTTCGATCAGCAAAGTAGATCGGCGTCATAGGACCGTTAGTTGACACTGGTTCCGTATCATTGGTCATTTTCATATACTGTTCATTTACATAAGCGAAATGATCAGGGAACTGAATGACTCTAGCTTGAAGTTTATTTCCGAGATCCTTGATAAACGGGGAGACTTCGCCCTGTTCATTCTGTTTTTCTGGGATATAAATCTTCTCGAAGCTAATAGGCTTTTGTTTTTCGGTATCCTGGATCTGTCCGGCAAAGCAAGTTAATGTTTCTCCCTTCTCAGGTATTTTTAAAAAGATAGAGAAAAGCGCTATTAAGACTTCGGATGGTACTTCTTCTACTCTCAACAAGAAGTGTCGGTTCGTAATGAAATGTTGTTTCTCTTCCCGTGACCAGATCAAACTTCCACTCTTACCGGATGCTTTTATCTGTTTTGAAATTTCTTTCAAGTTTAGTCCGTTATTCATTCCTATACCTCCGTCCGGTAGGGTAATACAATACGATAATTACGTTCATCATCTGTTCCTCTAAACACGATGGGAGAGAACTTTCCTGTAAAAGTAATTGATATTTCATTTGTATTAATAGACTTCACTGCTTCCAAGACATATTTGCAGTTGAATGCAGTTGCGAAGGATTCTCCTTGAATTTCCAGAATGTCGATAAGTCGATTGGCTTTACCAACGCCTGACACATTTGCTTTAAGTTCAAGCATTTTCCCTACTGCCATTCTCACCATCTTGGTTTTGTCCACTTCCGCGATAATCCAAACAGCCTCTAATGCATCTAAAAACTGTTCTCTCTCCACCTTAACCTCAGATAGAATATTGTTAGGAATCAATCTATCCACATCTGGATATGCTCCCTCTAACACTCGTGAATAAAAAACAAATTTCGAAGTGTTCACGATTAATTTGGAATCAACAAGACGGATTGAAATGCGTTCTTTGGGTTCGATTATTTTCGTTAGTTCTTTCATAGTTTTTGCTCCAACTACAACCTGCATGTCCTGCAAGTTTTCTATGGTTCGAACAGATGATGAAAGCTTATGCCGGTTCGTACCGGTTACAGTGATTGTGTCTTCGTGAAATTTAAATCTCAGGCCCATTAGGATAGGGGTGGCCTCTTCAGTGGAAGCAGCATACTCTGTTTCCTCCACCAACCGGATGAGGGTTTCTCCTTCAATTTCAACAGTAGGTCCAGGTTGTTCGTTGATAAACTCCGGATATTCCTCGAAATCTAAGCTAGGAAGATCATAATCTCCACTTTTGCTTGTTATCTTGGTCTGCATGCGTTCCGATTCAATATCAATGACGCCTTTCATCTTTTTCACAATTTCAGCTATTCTCTTTCCGGGCATCGTGATCGTACCTGGTTCAATGAGTTGATAATCATCATCCGCAATTTTCGTTTGGAGGAATTGCACCCCATCACCGCCAGTAATGAAAAGACCTTCCGGTGTTGCTTGGATTAACACTTCCGACAAAATAGGAACGATATTTTTGGATGATATAAATTTCGTAGCCTGTTCAATCGGATTAGCTAAAATATGTTTATCAATTGATATTTTCATGTCTATCCTCCTGTGTTATGAGAATTGTCTCTACGGCGATTACGTCCGCCAACATGCAGCACTTCAACAAAAGGTTCAATCCGTTCAAATATACGTTCAACCTTCTTCTCGTTTTGACGCGGGTCCATAACCTTAGCATCCTTGACGTTTAATAAGTGTTGCTTTAATTCCTTCATTGATAAATTAGATGTGTAGATTGTAACTAACCTTTCCATGCGGCGCTGGAGGATAGGTCCAAGTATTTCGTCCCTTGTCCAAATAGTTAAGGCCTCCGCTCCGATATCATCCAAGATGAGCACGGTCACGTTCTGTAGCGCCTCTAGCTTTGACAGAACCGTTTCCGTCTTTGAACTAATCGCGTCCTTTGCCTCGGCCATAAAGTCCGGTACATAGACCATAGCAACGTCTATTCCCTGAGATGCCAGTTCTTGTGCAATCGCCCCGACAATCATGCTCTTCCCAACTCCGAACTGACCATGGAGATAAATGCCACGCTTAGTCTTTCCGGCTTTATAATTTGCACAGAATTCCATGCATTTTGTGATTGCTTTCACTCTGTACCCATCCGGTTCGATATCTTCAAAAGTTGCATTCACAATATGTTCTGGTATGAAATGGCTTTTGATCTTCTCCGTAACCTTCTGACGTTTCTCGTAGGAGAGAAGCAATGGGCATTTCTGGAGCCTAAAAATTAAGCCTTTGCCGTCCTTCGGATTCTCTTCTACAACGCTGCAATGCCCTATGTGGTCGTTCTGACATGATGATAATCCCTGACATGTCTTACAGTTATCCGAGACTGCGATATGCCGCGAAATTGATCCGTAATTTGTGGGGTGAGTCAACATGTCGGTTCGCCCAGGAAATTTTTCCTTTATGCGAATCACTTCCGGATGTTCCTCAAGTTTTTTCATTACTTGAGCTTGGAATTCTGCGAATCCTTTCGGAATTAATTTCTTAAGTTCATCGCCCATGCTTTCCATCAAGCCTCAACTCCGCGTTTGGCTTTTAGTTTCTCAAGTGTCTTACGATACTCATCTTGGCTGATTTCAGGAACGCTTTCCTCATGCGCTACCGTATTGGAAGACTTGTCCTCTTGCTTGGCAAGCAGTCCATAAATTGCTCCTTCGCAGTAACCCAGGCTTTTGATTGAGTCTTTTTTATGCTTGGGCTTGAATTTGTCGAATGATTGATTGATACCGTCAAGAGCTATTGTCAAGGGCACTCCATCGGCAATGAGTTCGCTTATGAATGCCTCATCCTTGATGGTAATAATCAGCCCACTACCTTTACGATCGAGGTAACGACTTGAAACTGTATTACGATACTCTAATTCAGCAGCTTTCCGGTTGGAGTCGGAATCCCCGGCAGGAACGGCATCCTGGCTAACTGGTTTAATTTCGTTTTGAGATTCTTGATTCATGATTGAGCCCTCCTTTAAACAACAACTATTACTACTGTCTTTAATATTGTTTTTAAAAGAACTGTCTTTAGAGACCTCCTCCGCCTTAGAGCCGCAAGGGTTTGAAGCACCTTCAACTTCATCTTTTGTGAAGTTTTCTTCTTCAATAACTTCATCTTTTGTGAAGTCAGGGTTCACATTTTGTGAAGTTTCATCTTCTTGTTCTGGTTCTGAAAAGTTCACGTTTTGTGAAGTTTTTCGTTTCAAATTCAGATGGATAAGCGCATTAAAACGTTCAGATTCCCAGCCCACGACAGGGGTAATTTGCCAAAGATCGTAGTCCTTATTTATAGAAAATAGCTTTTCTTTCCTGTCCCAATTGATTACATTCGCGTTCTCCAGATGCTTAAGTTCACTTTTAATGTGGGTCGCCGGTACTCCGCAAATCTCAAAATCTTTTAATTTCGATATGTGTGCTACTTTGAGATTGCATCCATAGGACATCCTCCAGACGAACAGCAGGATGTCCTTCTGACGCTTCGTGAAGTTCCGGCGTATCAGTTCATTTATTAAATCATTGGCAAGCCTGACATAGCCCTTCTCTGGCTGCGTGTCCGCCAATCACCTCACCTCTCCTGCCGAACCAGTTGACCGTATAAAAAGGCTGTGATACGATAAATTAAATATATTTTGATTTGATTTTAAATGGCCGCGTCCCTCAACGTGGTCATTTTTATTTCAATACCTTCGATTAACGCCTCTAATTCTCTCGCTGCATCTCTCAGTTGCCCACTAGCTTGATCGATTAAATTTGGAACATCTCCAATAACACGAATAAATTTACGCAAAGATCTGATGCGAATCTCTATGCTGCGCTTGCGAAAAAGTGCGTCTATGATTTCGGTTTCAGACGGATTGAGATCCAAACGAACAAGGTCAACTCGAAGCGATCCGTCATTCAGGCTATCATGCAAGATTGCCACTGCTTCAAAATGAAACTCTGCTTGTTGTGTCATTTCAAACTGCTCGCCTAAGGCGATAACGGGGATGCTAAATTCTTGCATCTCTACGCCTCCCTAGTTTGTAAAAAAATCTCCAGGATATTAATTTCCCGATCTATTTCGGCAGATTGCAATCCTCGCCCAATAAAGTTTTGAAGTTGATTCATTCTCTTCCATGCATCATGGCGCTGTTTCAGGCGTTCATCCGTCATCACATGTAGTCCTCCGGTTGAAATTTCTGGACAAATTCAATTGCGTCCTCGAAATCAATTCGCCGAAGATGACTATATTTGGCTACACTGAACTGTTCTTTCAATTTACTCCATATTGTTCGCCGATATTTTCCGACCATTTCTTTAAATTTCATGTCCGAGTCTTTAAACCGGTGTTTGGTCAGCTCATTTGATCTCAATCTGACTACTGCCTGCATCTGATCACATTCAGCATCGATCAGCGTAACGCTATCGCGAACCTCCTGAACCATGATCTGGCATTCTTCAAATTTTTCACTTACATCAAGTTTCATTTCTTGGATATTCTCATGCATTTGCTTCATTTCTTCAAACATCATCCGCACAGCAGCGCCTTGCGCTTCAGATTGCTTCAACTGGTTTTCCAGCATAGCCAATGTATTACCTTGATTAATTAATGACATCTGCCTCTACCACCCTTCTGCCGTTTACAGCCGGCCGCATTTGATCGATAAATGTTTGAAGCATGTCCAGGCTCTCGTTAAAGCGCTTTTTCTCACTGCTCGATGCCGAAGCTACGGACCCAAGGTTTAGAGTAGTAACAGCTGCCTTCTGCAGGAACTGCTTCACATGGATACTTAACTGAACTGTGTTCGAATCCGCCTCATAACGCAGCTTCTTTAACTGAGCCATTTTCTGTTGTTCATCCAGATCCTCAGGTTGCTGAAGTTTCAACGTCTCCAGTTCCTCTTGAATTCTTTTATAACCGGCATTAAGATCACGCACTTTCTGAGATTCTGCTTCAATATCCTTTTTCCACTTCACGTCACGCGCTTTAAGTGCCGCCTGAGCTTCTTTGTCCTTCTGAGCAATAAATACCTCATTCTCTTCTTGCTGTCGCTCTATGGCGGCGTTAACCGCCTCTTCGAGTTGATCAGCAGGTATAAAGTCCTTGTATTGCTTTCTAAGGTTCTCTTTCTCCTTCTCTGCGGCCTCAGCTCGAGCATTTGCTTCCGCAGCAGCCTTTTCAGCTGCTTCCATACGTTCCTTGGTTTGAGTAAAAGCTTTATGAGTGCTGATAAGTCCGGCATCAAGCTCTTGGATGATTTCAGCCGTAGCATGTTCGGCAATGAATTTTGCCTTATCGTAATTACGGCCACTGCCAAATCCGGCTTGTTCAGCGACAATATCCCTGACTTGGCCTTTTTCTCCCTCAGGCAAATTTTCCTTATCGGGTGCAGTCATTCGTTCCTTGGCCTTGATCCGTTCTAACTCTTCAATTTTTTTCCCGTAAGCGATTCGCTCCGAAAAAGTAAAATCCCGACGATGCTCATTCTCGCTGATTTCCAGTTGTAAATGATGGGCATAATTACGCACATCCATTACGTTCACTGCCACCTCTTGTCTCCTCAGGTGCTGATGCGCTCTCAACCGCCGTTCTCCGGCAATTAATTGATAATCTGATGTTACGACAATGGGATTGATTAAACCGTTCTCTGCAATGTCCTGGGCCAGTTCTTCGATGCCTGAAAAGTCTTGCCGGATACGATCCGTTACTTTGATCTTGCTGATATCAATGAGCAAGCTAATTCCCCTTTCCTAAAGTACTGGTAAGCAATAACTCTCCAAGCGGTTAAGTGTCACTCTTTGAGGCTTAGCCTCACGATGCTGAAGCATTGTCTTTAGCTCCAGCGTTTTCGCCCGAGCAAGACCGGCTTCTCTCAAAGCGACTTTGTCTCCCTCTGCCAACCCTGCGGCTACTACTCTTGATAGAGCTTCATAAGCAATCTGTAAATCTTGTTTCAATCGAATTCTCCTTTCGGGTATAAAACTCTATGTTTTGGTCATTATTGCTTATGGGGGATATTTAAGAGCTGCAACTGGCCTTCTCTTGCTTCTCTATCCAATCAATTAAAGTTGATTTTTGTATCCGACGAACTTTGCGAACTTTGATGCTTGGAATATCCCCCTCTTTACACCAGCGATAAACAGTGTTCCGAGTAACCCCTAAGTAATCAGCTACCTGTTCGGGCGTGCAAATTTCTGGTAAATCTTCAGATCGCAT